ATGTCCAAAGCCCATCCGGTAGGGTCGTCCCTTCAGGCATCCTACCTCCTCGCCCGCCAAGAAAAGAAGTTCACCATGGATATGCCTGAGGAGCTGCACGCTAAGCTCAAGCAGGTCGCAGCGTTCAGCCGCAAATCCTCCAAAGAACTAATGATCGAGGCTTTGACCGACTATATCATCCCCAAATACTCAAAACCTGTTGAGTAAGGAGCCCCAATGAGCAATCGCCTGGCGAGGCTTCGCCGGCTCTCGATTGAGCATTCCAGCAAAGGCACTGCGGACAGCAGGGACTTCGCCATCACAATGTTCCTTTCGGAGCTGAACAGCGTAGTCTGCGAGGAAGTCGTTGACGCAACCTCCGACCAAGTGCTCTACGCACTGTATTCAGACTGGGCAGCTGCGGTCATCAACGGCGAGACAGACGCACAGCGCCGCAGCCGACTGATCAGTGCCATCACAGTCTTCCCTAAAACTGAGCTCCCGCGAGCCCAAGAGAAAGCGAACGTCGTCCAACTCTATGGCTGACATCGACGAGAAGGTCGTTCAGTACACCCTGCAGTTCAGCCGCGAATGCAAGCTGGACGTAGATGAGCACGCCCTTCGGGACAACATCTACCGCCACCTCGAGGTTGCCAGGTCGGTCGTGACCGAAGCCACCCTTGAACGGATCGGCCACGTACACCTGTCCGTGATGATCAACACCGCTGCCCGCTACAACCTTTCCCTCGCCGAGGTGATGATGGAGGCGGTCAGGGCCGGATCACAACCGGTGGCCCCGCTGTGTGTCGCGGTCGAAACCCGCAAAAACAGCGTAACCCGAGTCAAGCAAAGACCTTCCCTCCGCGTCGTCAAATGACCCGTTGACTGCCCTCGAACGCAGCCGGTAGCATCGCGGCTTGCGTTAGAACTTCATAAAAAGAAAAGTATTGCCCCAACACCTGTATTTACAGGTATACAGCATTACATAAGGAACTCACATGGAATTCAACAACGACCAGAAGGCTGCCATTCGCCGAGCGGTGGATGGCTTCCTAGAAAAAGACCTGCCGGGCCTGACCATCATCGGTGAAGGGGGGACAGGGAAAACCACCTGCGTCATGGACATAGCCGCCCAGCTGATCAAAGCAGGCCTCAAAGTCCTGTTCACCGCTCCGACTAACAAGGCCGTCAAACAGCTTGAAAAGTCGGCGAAACGGTACGGGCTGACGCTGAACAACGTCGCCTTCCAAACCCTGCACAGCGCACTGGGGCTGGCCCTCCTCCCATCCGAGGAGAACAAATACGCCCACCGGCTCGGCCGCGGCGTGTTCCCGATCTTCGACGTTGTGGTGGTGGACGAAGCTTCGATGCTCGGCAAGCGCGTCCTCTTCGACTACCTGCTGCCTGACGCCAAAGAGCACAACTGCAAGCTGTTGTTCATGGGCGATGACATGCAGCTGCCGCCGGTGAAGGAAAAGGAGTCGCTGGCCTTCAAGGTCTTCGACACGGTCCGCCTGACCCAGGTGGAACGGCAGGCTGCCGACAGCAACATTCTCACGCTCAGCGGCCTGCTGCGCACGGCGATGGCCAACAACAAGCCCTTCTTCTCGCCTGCGGTCCAAGGCAACGGCGTCGAGGTGATCAAGTCAGCCGACTTCCTCAAAGAGGTGGTGAAGGCGTTCGACAAGGACACCGACCTCGACGAGCAGCGTGTGCTGGCCTGGTCCAATGCCCGGGTCGACGAGATCAACTCTGCTATCCGCCAGAAGCTGTTCGGCAGGGGCGCGCCGCGGTTCGTGGAAGGCGAACGGGTCGTCACCGGTGCACCAATCACCGACGGCGAGACGGTGTTACTCAGCACCGACGAGGAGTGCATCGTCCACCGGATCACCGAGTCGTCGATCGATGACGAGGAGACCGGAGACAGCTACCGGACGCTGATGCTGGTCCTGAACCCGATTCACGCCGACATCGGTCAGGTCTTCGCCCACGTCCTCGACGACCGGGAAACGGATCGTTACTGGGACCGGCTGAATCACCTCGCCTCCATGGCCAAGAAGCACCCCCAGGAAGCCCGCATGTTCTGGGCGAAGTACCACGACTTCAAGGACCTGTTTGCATCTATCCGCTACTGCTACTGCATCACGGTGCACCGCTCACAAGGCAGCACCTTCCGACGAGCCTTCGTCGACCTGAACAACATCCTCAAGAACAACATCCGCGCTGAGCGGCAGCGACTCGTGTATGTGGCGTTCAGCCGCCCGAGTCACGAACTGCTGCTCAACAAGGGCAAGTACGTCGCGTGACCCAGAAATCAGAAGCTCGGGAGAGGCCCATGCAGATTCAACAAGTATCAGAAACAGACGCCCCCGCCCCGGTAAAAAGGATCGACTACGTCGAGCTCGCTCAGCACTACAACGCCCTGGAAGTGGGCAAGTCGCTGAAGCTCGGCCGGGTCTACAACACCACCCTCTTCCGCCAGAGCCTGCAGCGCCGTGGCCTGGCTGACTCCGACGCCGAGGTCTATCAGCGCAAGGGCTCCTGCTACATCACCAGAAAGTCTGAAACGCTAATGGCGTGAGGGTGCCATGTACCATTTCCTGCAGTTCAAGCCGAACGCGAAGGAAGCCTGGCGCCTGTACGACGAGCGGCAGCTCTCCGGGCTAGAGCAACCGCCGGCCTTCATGACCGTCCTGAAGGTCGATCAGGATCCGGAAAACTTCGCTGAGAACGGCGAAGACCCGCTCGACCACGTCAAGTACATGGGACCTATGTATTTCGACTTCGACGGCCCTGACCTGGATGCCGTCCTCGAGTCGGTCCGCACCGTCCTGACCCACCTGACGAAGAAGTTGGACATCGACAAGTCCTTCGTTCATTGCTGGCTGTCAGGGCAGAAAGGCGTGCACGTTACGGTGCCGGCGCGGGTCTTCGGACTGAAGGCGCCGGTGAAGGCTCTCCCGCTGATCTACCGCGAAGTCGCGGAGACGATGAAAGTCGAGCACCTCGACATGGTCGTCTACTCGGCTGGCCGCGGCAGGATGTGGCGGTGCGAGAACATCCAGCGCCCATCCGGCACGTTCAAAGTAGGGGTGACCTACGACGAGCTGGTCGACATGGACAGCGGGCAGTACGCCACGCTGGTAGCTCAGCCGCGCCCGTCGATGGCACTGAACGAGCCTTCTGATTCGGTGATCTTCCCCAAGGCCGAGGCGCTGTTCAAAGCGGCGCGCATCAGGGCGGCCAAGCGGATCAGGGCGATGAAGTCGTCTGTGGTAGTGCCGAAGGAAAAGCTGCAGGCCCTGACAGAGGTTCCAGGCTGTATTCAGAAGCTGATCACCGAGGGTGATTCACCAGAGTCGAACTGGAACCAGGCAGCGATGCAGGTCGCCGCGTATGTGGCAGCGCGCTACGAGCGAGACGACGCCGACGAGTACACCGCCGACATCGTAGAGCCGTTCGTGACCAACGTGGAGAGCAGCGTCCGACCCTCGGTAAAGGAGCGCCGCAAGCATGTGGAAGGGATGCTCAACAGGGCCTTCACCGGCCGGCTGAAATTCCTTCCAGGACCTCTGATCGCAACGATCGGCAAGCCCTGCGGACACTGCATCATCTGCCGCGGTGACGTTGAGAACCCTGAGCAGAAAAGCAGCGACGACGAGGACGACTTTGACCCTCGGACAGGCATCAGGGCCGCCACCATCGGCTACTTCCTGGAGAACGAAGGCAGCGGTCGCAAGCTGACCACCTTCACCTTCTGGCCGCACACCGAAGTCTACGACCTGGAGGACGTCTCCGCTGATCAGGTGTTGTTCAAGGAGTCGCCGCGCAGGGCCTACATCGGAAGGCTGATCGATGACCTTGGCCAGACGGTCGAGGATCACGAGATGCCCGAGGAAGCGTGGTCATCAAAGCGATCGTTGATCAGCGCGATCAGTGGGCGCAACAGCGCAACAGTCACCGCCTCCGACGCAGACATCCAGAACCTGCTGCGCGCCGTCCAGGAGCTGGGCCGGCGCAAAGCTGAACAGCAAGGCAAGGAAATCGAGAAGATGGTTCGCACCCAACTGTGCGGGGTGCTGCTTGACCGGCGCAGGGACAAAGTGGTCGCCCACTACGTCGAGGACGCTGGCTCCTGCACCTCTGCAGGCAAAGTCAGCCGGTACTACTACAACGGTGACCCCAAGCAATCGCCGAAGCTGCTGTCTGAAGACTACCCCTACGAGGATGACACCGATCTCGAAGAGGCGATCTTCCACCTGACCAAGGTGAACGAGGCTCACAGCATTGGCGCGGTGATCGGCTGGCACGTCGCCTGCCACTTCCGCGAGCACATCCAGTTCAACGAAGTGCAGTTCCCGCTGCTGAACATCAGCGGGAACGCCAGTGCTGGCAAGACCTCGCTGGCGATCCTGGCGAGCTTTCTGAACGGCATGGACTACGGCAAGGCGGACTTCATGAACGTCGAGGTATCGACGATCTACCCGCTTGTTCGGTTTGTGTCCAGCAGCAGCACCGTGCCCCGCCTGGTTGAGGAGGTCAACCCGGCGAACATCGGCGTCGGCATGTACGGCAAGATCCTCGGCATCCTGAAGGCCGCATGGAACCGGGCTCCGGTCCCGCGCGGAAAGCTCAGCGAGAAGGGGGTCGGGATATCCGCCGACCGCGTCAGCTCGCCAATCGTCTACACCAGCGAGCAGACGGCCACTGTGCCTTCTCTGCGCAGCCGGACCGTAGAGGTGAAGCTCACGTCGAAGGCGCTGATGAACGACCAGTACAGGTTCCATTACGCGGAAGCGGCAAAACGCCGCCACGCGCTGATGCGAATGGCCAAGGCGCTGGTCACCAAAGCTGTAAATATGGCCCCGGAGCAGGTCCTGGAGGTGTTCGACAGCACTGCTCATTTGGTCCCGGACAGCATCGGTCCACGCCCCAAATGGGGCTACCAGACAGCGCTTACCGGGCTCGCCCTTCTCGCCAAGACGATGGACGACTACGAGGTCAAGGGTCGTGAGCACGTCGACGAACTGTTCAACGCCCTCTCAGGCTTCCTGTCCAGCAACGCCGGCGAGATGGAGAAGGAGAAGTCAATCTCCGAGGTCGACCGAGTCCTCAGCACGTTGAACCAGATGGCCGAGGATCCAGAGGACCGCCAGACAGGCCTGCGCGCCGGCGACCACTATTGGCGCCAAGGGAACAGTCTGTTCCTGGTGATCTCGTCCTGCCTGCCCCGCTACTGCCGCTACGCCAAGACGCTAGGGGACGTCCCGGTGATCAAGGAAGCGCGGCAAATGACCAGCCTGCTGGAAGGCGAAGTGTACTTCGACCGGCGTGAACAACACCCCTTCAAGGAGGGCGTCGACGTCCACGTCATCAACCTGTCGGCCGTGCGCAGCAAGGGCACGCCGCTTACCAACTTCCAAGATGAAACCGAGCCAGCGGAAGTCTGAGCGCGGCAGAAGTAGGGGCTTCGGCCCAGAAGGAGACAAGAAAAATGCGTAATGCCGACCCAGTGGATGAAGCAGCCGACGTAGCCGCTGAGAACCTCGAGCGCTTTATCGCCGCTGCGCGGGCTGAAGCGGGGCCGCGCCTGCAAGCTAAAGGCGCTTGTTACTACTGTGACGAGCCGCTCGGCGCCGGACTCAGGTTCTGCGATGAGTTTTGCCGCGGTGACTACGACCACCTCATGACCCGGAGAAAGGTCAATGGCATCAAGCCTTAGTGATCTGATGCTCGCCAGCGGGGTAACAAACTACCCCGTCTGGTTCGATAAGGTGCAGCTGCCGTTCTGGCCGATGCCGCACCAGATGGAGCAGGTGAAGCTCTACGCCCGAAACATGCGGTTCCTAGATGCCGGGGACCCGGGCGTCGGCAAAAGTTTTCCGGCGCAGATCCACGCAGTTCTGATGGCAGCCCTGGGAAACAAGGTTGTCTTCTCAACGCCGCCGAAGCTGATCGTCCAGTTCTACGAGGAGCTGAAGGACTTCTTCGTTGGCATCGATAACCACCTGAAGGTCACCCATCTGGACCTGCCGGCCACCCAGAAGAAGAAGCTGATCGACCGATGGGACGCGGAGGGCTGGCCGGACATCCTGATCATGTCCTACGACATCTACCGGGTACTGAATGACCGCTCCCCTACCAAGGCGATCGGCCACAACCTCTGGTACCAGCGCGACGGCAGCCCTTATTTCAAAGGGGAAGGCGAACCCTACGACCGAACCGCGAAGCCGTTCACCAAAGACGGCCGGGAGATCAACAAACGAGGCCGGGCGCGTAACCCGTTCCAGTTCAAGCTCAAACGATCGGGTTACAACGTGCTCTTCTTCGACGAGGCGCATGCACTGTGTGGCGTGGACTCGATTCTCTCGACATCGGTGTACGAGATGAGCGCGCAGCTGGGTGATGAGGTCGCAGTCTACTTGATGACCGGCACGCCGGTGCCGACCCACCTGGAGGACGTCTACGGCATCATCCGGCTGATCAACCCAGGCGCGTACGGCAACAAAGCCGCCTTCGAGCGGCAGCACTGTGAGATCCAGACATTCTCCGTGAACAACGGCAAGAAGGACGTCAAGGTCAAGAAGATCGTCGCGTATCACAACACCGAGAAGGTCTACCAGGCGCTCTACAAGAACGCACGGCGGGTCCAGAAGCGGGATGTGATTCAGATGCCTGACCCGCTGATCACGCAGATCAAAGTGCACCTGACAGGGGCCCACAAGAAGCTCTACAAGAAGATCATCAACGACCGATTCGCCATCCTCGGTGACAAGGTCCTGATGCCAGACAACCAGAGCGCGCTGCGCCACCTGGCCCTACAGTTGATCAGCTGTCCCGACGAGTTCGATCCAAGCGTCAGCATGGACAACGACCTCGCCAAGGCATGCGATACGCTGCTCGATTCGATCAACCCGGACCAGCACAAGGTCATCATCTTCTCCTACTACAAGCGGGCGATCGACTTCCTGGCCAAGCGCTACTCACGCTGGAACCCAGCTGTCCTGTATGGCGGCTCGGATCGTGGCCAGGTCGAGAAATTCAAAACGGACCCCAGCTGCAGGATCTTCGTGATCAACTGGATCGCCGGCGGCGCCGGCCTGAACCTGCAGTGTGCCTCCCACAGCATCTTCTACGAATGCCCGACCTCCCCCAAGGACGCCAAGCAGGCTATCGCCCGCACCGACCGGAAGGGGCAGGAGAACATCGTGAACGTCTATTTCCTCCGGGTGATGGGAACCTTACTCGACAGGAACTTCAAGAACCTCCTCAAAAACGAGGAGGAAAACAACCAGATCGTGCGAGATCGGAAAGATCTGCTGCACGAGCTGCTCCACTGAGGCGCCCGCCTCATTGTTGACGGCCCGGGAATCGGCCTGTATAAAGCCACGACCGTATTCCTGTATTTCTGTAGATACAGCGATGCGGACAACTGACGATCTAAAAGGAAAATGACCATGGCACTCGCACGCCCTCAAGTAACCAAGACCCAAGACGAAGCTGAAACTCTGAACACTGCCGGTGTGGAAGCCACCGCAGCCGCAGCTGTCGTTGAGCCTGAAGTCGTCTCCGAGGCAGCTTCTGAGGCTGTCGCTTCCAGTGAGCCGATGACCGAGCAAGGCGTTGAAGCCACCCAGGTTGTAGCCGTCGCTGAACCCGCTGAGCAGAAGGCCGTTTCGGTCACCGAGCAGCGCACCAACGCAATGGCACAGTTCTCCGCAGACCAGGCAGCTGCCGGCTTCGAAGGCCTTGACCTGACCGGTATGTCCTTCGACCGCATCAAGATGCACGAAGGCAAGTTCCTGCTGGGCAGCGAAGAGGCAGAACTGGGCACCGAGTTCGACTGCGTGATCCACAGCACCCGCCGCCTGTACGTTGTTCGCCAGAGCACCGACCAGGACGCCGAGTCCTACTACTCCTACGACGCCACCGGCGCGACGTTCACCGACGGCAGCTGCGCGGCCGAGAAGCTGCAGGACTGGGCCGACGAAGGCTACGGCGGTGAAGAGTCCCCGCTCGACATCAAGGAATACCTCGAGGCCATGGCCACGCTGGTCAACCGAGACGACGAGTACGAACAGCAGATGGTCATGCTGAGCATCCCGCCGGCCTCCAAGGCCCGCCTCGCAGGGGCCGCGGCCCAGGCCTACACCAAGCTGCGCGGCGCCCGCCTGGATCAGGTGGTTACCCAGTGCCAGGTTGGCAAGAAGGTCGGCGAAGGCACCAAGGCGTTCCGCCCGTGGGTGTTCAAGACTGTCGGCCGCTACGAAGGCTGATTGATCGGTTGCAGCCAAAAGCCGTCTTTCGAGGCGGCTTTTTATCCACACCAAGGCTTACAGATGAAATCACCGCTCACACGCCTGACGGTCATCGTCACCGCGTCGCTCCTTCTACTGGTCGTTTACGGCCTGGTTCTCCCCCCTTTGGTCAGCAGCCGGGACTCGCTGCACGCCGCCGCCGGCGTCCTCACCGCGATCATATTCCTGCCGGTGTGGGGCGTTATCACCTACAAGCTCCTGTTTTCAAAGGGAAAGAAGACTGATGAACAAAACGCTTAAGTTCCTCGCCATCGGCCTGCTGGCGGCACTCGCCATGGGCTGCAGCAAAGTCCCCTCCGGCCATGTGGGCGTAAAGGTCTATCTGCTCGGCGGCGAGAAGGGTGTCGATTCCGTGGAGCTCGGAGTCGGCCGCTACTGGATCGGCATCAATGAAGAGCTGTACTTGTTCCCGACGTTCAGCCAAAACTACGTCTGGACACAGGCGGAGGATCCGGGCTCCGCGGGGGACGAGTCGATCAGCTTCCAGACCAAGGAGGGTATGGAAGTCAATGCTGACATCGGTATCACCTACGCCATCAACCCGTCCCAGGTCACCGACATCTTCCAGAAGTACCGCAAGGGCATCGATGAGATCACCGACGTCTACCTACGCAACATGGTGCGTGATGCTCTGGTCAGTGAAGCAGGCTCCCGCCCGGTAGAGGCTGTCTATGGCGAGGGCAAGGCCGACATCATCGCCCGTGTCCAGGAGCGCGTCCGCCAGCAGGTCGAGCCGTTCGGCATCAACATCGAGCGCATCTACTGGATCGGCGCGGTACGTCTGCCTCCCGCCATGACCACAGCGCTGAACGCCAAATTGCAAGCCACCCAAATGGCTGAGCAGCGTCGCAACGAGATCGAACAGGCTAAGGCCGAAGCTCAAAAAGCCCGCGAAACAGCCCAAGGCGAAGCAGATGCCAGACTGATCGTTGCCCGGGCCGACGCAGATGCCATCAAGCTCAAAGCTGAAGCCCTTCGGGCCAATAGCGACGTAGCCACTTTGAATGCCATTGAGAAGTGGAACGGCGTGATGCCGACGTTCATGGGTGCAGACGGCGCAATGCCGTTCATTCAGATCAAGTAAGTAGAGGCCGCCCCGCGGGGCGGCCTTCACCTAAAAACCTGTATTTACAGGAAGCAGGATGAAAGCCGAATACATCGACCACATGGGCAGCGACGATCGGATCGTCGACGCCGCCCGGGTCTCCTTCCACAAGGAAGCCTCCAACTACTCGCCGGAGCAGAACAGCAAGCTGCTCACCTACCTGGCCACCCACGGCCACTTCACCCCGTTCACTCACCCGCAGATCACGCTGCGGTACACCGTGCCGGTTTTCGTGGCCCGGCAGGAATTCAAGCACATTGTCGGCTTCACTCGGAATGAAGTTTCGAGGAGATATGTATCTGATTCCCCTGAGTTTTTCACACCAGATGTTTGGCGCAGCAAGCCAGAAGGCAGTGTCAAGCAAGGCAGCGGTGACGCCCACCCAGAAAGCGATGCCATCAAAGGGGCTTACGCCCACGTTATTGACGCCGTGGCCAACTGCTACGAACACCTGATCAATCTCGGGGTTGCTCCTGAACAAGCCCGCATGATCCTGCCGCAGTCGATGATGACCAGCTACTACGTCACTGGCTCATTGGCAGCGTTTGCGCGGTTCTACAACCAGCGCAGCGACAACCACGCCCAGGTCGAGATCCAGCAGCTGGCCGAGCAGGTCAACGAGATCATCGCCCCGCTCTATCCGGTGAGCTGGGCAGCTCTCACAGGCAAATGAAATCCCTCCTGGCACGAAGGGTGCCGGGAAAGAAGAAGCGAAGAAAAATGCCACTAAGTCAGATCGAAACCCCCACCGACTCATACGTTGCCCGGTACCCCTGGGCGACAGAGATGGCCATCGAGCAGCAGTCGATCTTCTGGCCCGCCGAGGAACTCGGCGTGGAGCGTGATGAGAACGACTTCCGCACCCTGCTCAACGAGGCCGAGCTGCACGGCGTCCTGACTGCTCAGTCGATCCTGACGCAGTACGAGCTGATGATCGGCGGTGATGAGCTGTGGGGCGGTAAGATTGCCCGGCTGTTCCCACGGCCAGAAATCCAGCGGATGTGCGCCTGCTTCGCCAACGTCGAGCTGGGCAGCCACGCCCCGTTCTACGACCTGGCCAACAAAGTGCTCGGCAAGGCCACCGACGAGTTTTATGGGCAGTGGAAGACTGACCCTGTGCTGGCCGATCGCATCGCATTCGTCAACGAGTGCACCGCCAGCGACGACGCCCTCGAGGTCACCGCAGCGTTGGCCTTCCTTGAGGGCTCTGTGCTGTTCAGCGCGTTCGGCTACTTCAAGGGCTTCAACAGCCGCGGCTTCAACATGATCTCGCACTTTGTCTCCGGCATCGACGGCAGCGCGAAGGACGAAAACTTCCACTCGATCGCATCGGCCCGCTTGTTCCGCCAGTGCAAGGCCGAACGCACCGCTGCCGGCAACCACAGCCCTGAGCAGGACGCGAAGCTGCGAGAGAAGATCCTCTGGATGGCGAAGGTGGTCTGGGAACATGAGCAGCTGATCACCCGCAAGCTGTTTGAGATCCCCGGCAATCGCGTCGTCACCGAAGAAGAGCTGCTCTCCTTCACCCAGGACCGCATCGACATCGTCCTCAACCGGCTGGAGATGCCGCCGATGTTTGGCCACGAGAAAGGCGTGATCTCCGGTTGGTTCTACCAGCAGCTGTCGACCGTCAAGGTGCCGGACTTCTTCGCCAACACCCAGCTCCAGTACCGCAGGTCTTGGGCTAAACACCGACTCACATTCCGCAGGGGGTTGGCTGATGCTTACTCAGTTCCTTTGGTCCGCAAAATCTAACCGTGCGCAGGGCGTTTCCATTCGAAAAATGTCAGGAGACCCAACCCCTTGGGTGTCAGGCCCAGGAAAGTGGGCACGCTGCTACAACCGTAATAAGCCTACACCCGCCTATAGAGCGTGGACGGGTATTTCAGCGAGGACCTATGACGCAGGGGCTTCCCAGCCTGCGTACGCAGGGGCTACAGCGTGTCAGGACTGGCATGACTACCAAGTCTTTGCGGAGTGGTACTACGCACAGCCAGGGGCTGACCTCGGCTATGAGGTGGAGAAGGACATTCTGAACCCAGGGAATAAGCGGTACGAGCCAATATCCTGTGGTTTGGTGCCCAAGTGGCTGAACAAGTTTTTCGCCTTTCAGTACGCCACCAACTCCAGTGGATTTCCGGGGGTCTCGAGGGACTCGAAAGGGGCCTTCTGGATTGCAAGGGCGCAGTGCTCCGTACTGAGGGAGATGGCTTGTAAAACCTCACCAGATTTTGACACCGCCTGCTCCTACTACTGCGAAATGAAACAGTCACAGGCACGTCGAATTTCAACCCTTCTGGAAGGTTCCCCTGTACCCGGGAAGTACTTGGATAGCCTTATAAACTTTACGGTTATGACCTACCTCAGAGAGACCACAAATGGCGTTTGATCCAACAGGTCTGGATGAACAGACCCTCCAGAAATTCGAGCAGCTCTCCATTGAGCGCAAGCGACTGCAAGAGCTGGGACTGCTGCCAAGCTGGTACACCACCCAGGCATGGCAGATGTTCAAGCAGAAGTACGTAGTGCCCGGCGAGGACGCTGTCAGCGGCCGTCACCTTACGATTGCCAAAACGCTGGCCCGCCACATGAAAGGCCGCGAGGCCGAGTGGGAAGAGAAGTTCTTCAGCGAGATGTGGGACGGCATTCTCTCCCCCTCCAGTCCGGCGCTGGCGAACACCGGCACCGACCGCGGCATGATGGTCGCCTGCTCAGGCCAGGTCATCGATGACAGCGTGAATGGCTTCTACACTGCCTTGCGCGAGACCGCACTGCTGTCGAAGTGGGGTTTCGGTACCAGCGCTGACTTCAGCGGCATCCGGCCGCGCGGCACGCCGATCAGCAAAGGCGGAAAGGCCAGCGGCGCCGTGGAGGTCATCAACGACTTCTTCACCACCGCTGGCAAGATCAGCCAAGGTGGCGCCCGCCGCGGCTCCATTGGCGCCTATCTCGACATCGAGCACGGCGACTGGGACGAGGCGTGTGACTCGCTCGCCGCTGAGCCAAACGGCAAGAACTACGGCTGGATCATCCGAGACAGCTTCGTAGAGAAGCTCAAGGCCGGCGACGAAGAGGCCAACCGCCGTTGGATGAAGGCGCTCTACACCAAGCTGATTACCGGCAAGGGTTACGTCTTCTGCGTCGACAAAGCGAACCGCCATCGCCCGCAGATGTACAAGGACTGGGGCCTCGAGATCCTGGCTACCAACCTGTGCAGCGAGATCATGCTGCACTCGAGCCCGGAGCTGACCTACAGCTGCATCCTGGCTTCGCTGAACCTGGTGCACTGGGACCGTATCAAGAACAGCGAGTCGGTCTTCATCGCCACCGTGTTCCTGGACTGCCTGTGTCAGGAGTTCATCGAGAAGAGTGCCGGCGTAGCAGGCCTGGAGAAGGTGCGCGAGTTCACCATCCGGGGCCGCGCCATCGGCCTGGGTGTCATGGGCTTCCACACCTACCTGCAGTCGCAAGGCATCCCGTACATCGGCCTGGAGGCGCAGTTCCTCTCGACCGAGATCGCCAAACACCTGCATGACGAGTCACTGCGCGCTAGCCAGTGGCTGGCCCAGGAGTACGGCGAGCCGATGTGGTGTGAGGGCTACGGTGTCCGCAACACCCACCGCACAGCCTACGCACCGACCAAGACCACCAGCCTGCTCATGGGCGGCGTCAGTGAATCCTGGTTCCCTGATCCCGGCATGGTGTTCGACGCTGGATCGTCCGTAGGCGAACTTCGCCGCATCCCGCCGGTGTTCTACGAGCTGATGAAGGCCAAGGGCGTCTACAGTGAGCAGACCATCCAGGACATCATCGATCACCTGGGCAGCGTCCAGCACGTTGACTGGCTGACCGATGATGAAAAGCTGGTGTACCTCAACGCTTTCGAGATGGACCAGCGAATCCTGCTGCGCCATGCGAGCCAGCGCCAAAGGTACACCTGCCAAGGCCAAAGCCTGAACTTCTATGTTCCGGAGGACGGCTCTGAGGACCTGATCGCCGAGCTGATGACCATGGTCCTGCTCGACGAAAACATCCTCAGCCAGTACTACATCTACTCGAGGTCTGGAATCGTCGTTAAGGACGAATGCGTGGCTTGCTCAGCATGACAGCCGAGAGGTGGATGGACGTAGTCGGATTCGAGGGGTTGTACCGAGTCAGTGACCACGGCTCGGTCCTTTCCTGCGGCCGGACAGTGTACGACAAACGGACCGGCACAAGGACGAAAAAGCCGAGACTGCTGAAGCTCACGGTTGACTCTGCCGGATACGCCAAAGTGACTCTATACCGGGGGCGAGAAAAATCCGTCTGGAAAGTCCACCGGTTAGTGGCCACCCACTTTTGCGAGAAGGCGGGCGGTAACGACGTAGTAAACCACCTTGACTGCGACAAGCTGAACAACTGCTGGATGAACCTCGAGTGGACCACCATCAAGGGAAACAACCTACATGCTCAAGCGTCTGGACGACAAAGGCCATGTATCGGAGAGAAGTCTGGCACGGCGAAACTGACTGAGAAAAAGGTGCTAGCGGTTTTGAGGATGTGTGAGGAGAAGATCCCTCAGACGAAAATCGCCAAGCACTTCGGGATCAGCCAGCAGCAAGTATCCAAGATCAAGAATGGTGACCGATGGGCCCACGCCTTTCGGCACACCCTTTAACCTGTAATTACAGGCCGGGAATCGCCTGTATTTAAGGAGTTCACCATGGAAGACACTACTTCCTACTCGATTCTCGATTTCCGTGCGGTCGTAAAGCACGCCTACTACGGCGCCTCCGACCCCGAGGCAATCTTCTGCGAAGACACCGGCCGCCGATTCCCGACCTGGCAGTGCGCTGCCCAAGGGCTGATCAGCCGCTACATCGAGCCGATCATTCAGCAGGGTGGCAGCCCCCGTACGCTGATCGTCGCCCAGGACATGGGCAAGGACTACCGCTCCGCGATATACCCGGAATACAAGGCGCAGCGCGCCAACGTCGTCAAGAGCCCGATCGAGGTCGAGCAGTGCAATCTGCTGTTCGACTGGGCCAAGAAGTTCTTCTCGGCAATCGGAGCCACTCAGATCGGCGTCAAAGGCGTAGAGGCGGATGACGTCATCGCCTGGCTGTGCCAGCGCATCACCTACCCGAAGGCGGTGTACACGGTCGACGCCGACCTGCTGCAGCTGTGCAACGACTCCACCATCGTCTACCTGAAGAACGAGCCACACTTCGGCGACGGCGAGCACAAGGGCATCCCGTACAAGCTGACCAGCATCGCCAAGTCGATCCTGGGTGACACCAGCGACAACTACGGCGGCGTCAAGGGCCTTGGCGAGGCCAAGTTCGCAGCGCTGCTGGAGAACTACGGGGTCGATGGTGTCGAGGAACTGCGCGACATCGTCGACACCGGCCGCACAGAGCTGCTGGACCAGGCCATCGAGGCCACCGGCGACAAGACCCTCATCAAGCTGCGCGAGCAGTTCGGCGAGTGGCGCACCATGTGGCGCCTGGCCAACCTGCACCCCGAACTGTGTTGGAAGCCGCGGGCCAAGAAGTTGGTCACCCCGCTGATCCACAAGCGCATCCCGAACGCTCAGCATGCCTACAGCCTGCTGCAAGCCGCCGGCGCCGAGGACCTGTGGGACACGCTGTTCGCAGCGCTTCTGCCCAACCAGATCGCTATCACCAGCGAGAACTGGGCGGAGATGCGTGACGCCATTCTGGCTGAGATCGAGGCCGGCGACGTCACCACCTTCGACTACGAGTCGGCCAACAAGAACCCGATCCCGGAGTTCGCCCAGGCTTCCACTCAGGGCGACAAGTTCGTTGACGTGCTCAGCCAGGAGCTGACCGGTGCCTCGTTCCAGTTCGGCCGGCACCTGGAGAACGTGATCTACATCCCAGTCGACCACAAGAACAGCCCGAACCTGCCGAAGGCGGTCATCGCCGAGATCCTGGAGCACGCCGCTGCCCACACCCAGCTTGTTGCGCACAACGCCAACTTCGAAGGCGTCGTCAGCCAGACCAACCTGAACCTGCAACTCAAGAACGTCCACGACACCCGGCTGATGCAGCGGTATGTCAACGAGAACATGGAAGCCGGTCTCAAGTCGCTGTCGCTCAACTACCTGAACTACGAGCAGGCGACCTACGAGGAAACCCTGGCTGCCGGCAACGGCGGTGAGGGCGCAGCCAACATGAGCGAGCTGACCCTGGACGAGGTGTTCAGCTACGGCGCCGACGACGCCCAGGTCACCGGCTCGCTGTACGACCTGCTGAAGCTCCTGCTGCAGCTCGACGAGCAGTGGGAGTTTTACCAGCGTTGGGCGGTCAACCCGACCGTCGTCCTGCAGCATGCCTACATCAAGGGCGTGGACATCAACTGGCCGTTGCAGAAGCGTCTGCATGAGCGGGACCTGAAACAGGTCGAGGAAGGGATGGCCGAACTGCGCGCCATCCTGCAGGAGAACGTCACTGGCAACATCACCGAGGGCTGCAAGTCGTTCATCGAAGCCGAGAAGGACTTCATCTACCGGTCGGCCAAGAAGAAAGCTGAGGGCGACACTGAAACAGCCAAGCAGAAGCTGTACGAGTGGCAGCTGAAGCAGGAGCAAGCCTGTCAGTACGTCCCGTACCGCGAGGAGCGGGTAATGCCGGCGTTCGCGCTGACTGCCAAACAGCTCTCCGCAGCGGCGCTAGCGATCGGCTTACCAGAGGTCACCAAGGTCACAGCTTCCGGCCTCTCCGAGTACCTGGAGCAGTGTGGTCTGGACGGCGCCGGGGCTGACATGCCGGAGGACCCTCGCCAGGCTGAATTCCTGTCGGCGCTGGTCAAGGCAATGGAGCGCGGCGCACTGAAGCTGAAGCTGCTGGAAACCAAAGCAGAGGACCATAACAGCGACGAGAAAGCCGCCAAGTCTGCCGAGCAGGCCCGCAAGGCATTCGACCAGTTGGGTGAGGTCGTGCAGCGTCTGGCCGGCGTCGAGGCCAAGGTGATCAAGGTCGGCGACGAGCTGAACACCGGCTCTCCGGTGCAGATGCAGCAGCTGCTCTACTGCAAGATCGGCGTCCCTGTTCGCCTGCGTGGTAAGGCCGCCGGCAAGGGCCGGCTGATGGTAGGCATCACCGAGGCTGGCCCGTCCACCGACGAGACTGCCATCGAGACGGCGATCGCCAACGACATCCAGGCAGGTAGCTGGCAGCACAACGCCCTGCGCGCCCTGCTGAAGGTCAAGTCGGCGAGCACCCGCATCAGCCTGTACCACGACAAGTACCCGCTGTGGAAACACCGGGACGGCAAGCTGCACCCGTCGTTCACCGACGCCGGCACCGACACCCGTCGCCCGACCGGCTCCGCGCCGAACGTGCTGCAGGTGTCGAAGAAGGACAAGTCGATGCGCAGCATGTTCGTGCCGCCCTCGCCTGACCACGTCGTAGTGGCCATCGACTACAACGGCCAGGAGCTGCGCCTGCTGGCTTGCGAGTCTGGCGATCCGGTGATGATCGATGCCTACGATCCGGCCGACGAGAAGGACCTGCACAGCGTAACCGGCTCCGGTATCGCAGCATTGAAAGCGACCAAGCCCGGCGACGAAAAGGACGACCTGGCCACCCTCAGCGAGTTCCGCACCTTCAACGAGGCTCGCAGCGTCGATGAGCACCCGCTGAACAAGCTGGCCTCTGGCATCCGCAAGTCGGCCAAGGGCGTCAACTTCGGTCTGGCCTACGGCGCTGGCCCGGCCACCCTCTCCCGCAACCTGATCGTTCCGATCGAGGAGGCGAAGGAGCTGCTGGATGGCGCGATGACGCTGTACGCCCGAATCCCGCAGTGGCAAGAGGAAACCGCGCGGTTCATGGAGAAGAACGGCTTCACGCTGACTGCCTTCGGCACCAAGCGCCACGCCACCGAGGACATCTTCGCCAAGGATCACGGCAAGGTCAGCCGCCAGCACCGCCAGGGCACCAACGCGACGATCCAGGGCACCGCGGCAGAGATGCTGCGCATCGTCCTGACCAAGATCGTCGAGCGCGGCCTGCTGGACCGCCTGGACATGGTCTTCTTCGCGCCGATCTACGACGAGACGGTCGCCTTCGTCCACAAGGACGACGTCGCCGAATACTGCCGCGAGATGAACGAGATCATGCGCAGCGCGACACCGCCAGGCCACGCCGTTCCGCAGTGCCCAGAGTTCAGTGTGGGTCCCGATTGGGGACGAGTGCACGAACTGGGTCGCTACCCAGGCGACGAGAAAATCATGGAGGCCGTGGAGCGCAGCCTCGAAGAAGCCAAAGAAATCTGGGCCGAGATCCGCGGCGCAGAGATGGAAGAGAAGGAGGCTGCATGATCAAGCAAATCGCAAGCCGCTTGAGGGACTTCAGGGGGCCGAGATTGACCGAAGACCACCTTCGGCTAACAGAGGCCCTTGAGAGGGTCCATGCCCTCGAGCAGGAGCTGGCCCAGGCCCGCTCCAACCTCAAGCTGGCGTCCGCAGCGCAGGGTACGCTGCACCGGCGATCCGACGCCCTGCGAAGGGAGCACCCCGAACTGTGGAAGCGCTTTTTCACCCGTGAAGGTGATGCGATGCGCGCGAAGGCTGCCGCCGGGGGTGATCGCTAATGCTGGTCTTCGCCCACGACTATGAAACCACCGGGGTGAACACAGCCAAGTGCGGGGTCGTGCAAGCGGCCCTGTGCTTCGCCACGCTTCACGAGGACGGCCGCTACAGCATCCTGGAAAAGGATGTGCAGCTGCTCCACCCGGGTGAGCCGATTCCAGCAGGCGCCAGTGGGGTGCACGGCATCTACGACCACCACGTCGAGGATAAGCCGCACTGGGAAAGCTACCTGGCTGAACAGTTCGAGCTGGTCAACGACACCGCCATCCAGGCTGTGCTCGGCTACAACAGCGCCGCTTTCGACGACAAGCTGGCCCGCCGCTGTGGGCTGGCTGAGTTCCCATCGTTCGACCTGATGGTGGCCACGCGCCGTTTCAAGAACGCAGGTCTCTTACCGAAGGCCAATCTTGGCACTGCCTACGAGGTGCTCACCGGCCGGAAGGCTGAGAATGCCCACGACGCCTTCGCCGACATCGTCATGACACTGGATCTGATCCAGCCGTCGATCGAGAAAGCCAACTGCAGCTCGCTCAGCGAGTTCATCGCCTGGATGCGCGAGCCGTGGGCGACGACGTCGATGGAGATGCCCTACGGCAAACACAAGGGCGTGAAGCTGTGCAACCTGCCCAAGTCCTACGTCCGCTGGGCTCTGGAGAACATGGACAGCTTGGGCCCTGACCTGCGGCTTGGTCTGGAGATGGTGCGATGAACCGGCCTAAGAAGCTGGTCGGACTCGTCGGCCGGGCCCGGGTCGGCAAGGACACTGCATCTGCGTTTCTGGAGGATCGCTACCTCCTTCAGCAGTTCGCGTTTGCCAACCCGGTGAAGGACATGCTGACCAGTGTCTTCGGCGACCTCTTCTACGACGGCGACCGCGAAGCGCCTATCGAGTGGCTCGGAAAGAGCCCCCGGCAGCTGATGCAGACGCTCGGCACAGAGTGGGGCCGGCAGTGTGTTCACCATGACCTGTGGGTGCTCCTAGCCCACCAGGAGTGGCTTGCCTGCCAACGCAACCTCTCAAAGGGCATGGTCATCAGCGACGTCCGCTTCGACAACGAGGCGCGCTGGGTCAAGGACCAGGGTGGCGTCCTTATCGAGATCCGGCGAGAGGCGGCCACGCAGGTTGCGTCCCACGTCAGCGAAGCGGGCTGCACTGTCCCGGCCGACCACGTCATCCCCAACGACGGCACGTTGGACGACCTCTACGCAGCGCTCGACGAGGTGATGAATTGTCTACGGACATAGGCAAGATCTTCGAGAAGGAGATCCAGAAGGTGTTCCGCGCCCTGCGCGAGAGCCACCTTCTGGGCTGGCATCGCCTGGCCGACACCGGTGCCGCCGGCGGGTCCATCGTGGCTGCACAGCCGAGTGACTACCTGCTGGCCTTGCCGGCGGGTGCCCGCTCACCGCTGGCCGGGCAGCGGCTGTTCTTCTGCGAGGTGAAGGCCAGCGAGAAGAACTCGACACTGACCAAGCAGGCGATGCAGCCGGCCCAGCGCGGCGCCATCTCGTTCTACCGTGAGCTGCTCAAGCTCCCCTACCTGGTCCTGTTCTACGACGCGGAGCGCGGCGTGATTCAGATATGGGACGGCGCCGCGGTAGTGCAGGAGGAGCGGATCAGCAAGGGCTACCTGCTGGCCTCCATCGAGAATGCCGGCCACGGCATAAAGCTGAACGCGGACGTCGTCAGTCGAGGGCTGGCGGACTACTTCGCACTGCCCACGATGGCTGCTACTCTTGCAGGCCGACCTGTATTGCTGTAAATACAGCAACCCGTAACAACGGAAGCACAACATGAAAGTATTGAAGGAAGTCACGCTCTTCAAGAACCACGGCGGAAAGACCGGGGACTGGAAGATTCAAGCAATCGAGGACATGGAATTCCCCGCCGGAGAGCCAGCCTGTGCAGGGTATGAAGTGGCCAAGCTCGTCATCTCGCACACCAAGGTCATCGGCGGAGCAGCCGTTACCAAGGAAGTGCCGGTCGAGGCCAAGAACATCGGCCGCGCCAACCAGACCACCCCGGCTCAGCAGGCTGTGATGGAGCTGGACAGCCGCGTCAACAAGCAGCTCGACAAGGGCTACGTCCGCACACTCGAGGAAGCGAGCGCGCCGGCCACCAACGCCCTGGGCCTGGAAAAGCCAATGCTGGCCCACCCGATCGACAAGGTGAAACCGGAATCCATCGACTGGGACAACGCCTTCGCGCAGCCCAAGCTGGACGGCCACCGCTGCCTGTTCAATGGCGGCGTGCTCTACAGCCGCAACGGCAAGGTGATCAACCTGCCGCACATCGTAGAGGCGATCCACGCTGCCGGCCTTCAGAACCTGCACCTGGACGGCGAGCTGTACATCCACGGCATGCTGCTGCAAGACATCGGCAGCCTGGTGAAGAAGCCGCGCGAGGAATCGCTGAAACTGCAGTATCACGTCTATGACGTGGTGATGGACTGCCGCTACAGCAAGCGTATCAGCTATCTGCGCGGCAGCCTGCCGACCGACGTCCTGCTTTCCCGCTATTGCTCGGCCGAGGAGACACTGCAGTCAGTGCCTACCATCCAGGTCGAAGATCGCAGCCAGCTGACCATGCTCCACGACATCTGGAAAGAGGCCGGCTTCGAAGGTTCCATCCTCCGTCACGGCATGGCCCCGTACGAGACCGATAAGCGCAGCCAGTCGCTACTGAAGGTCAAGGACTTCTCCGACGCCGAGGCCATCGTCATCGCGGTGGAGCGCGGCACGCCCAACGGCGAGTTCGAGGTGCCGGTCTGGACCTTGCAGATGCCATGCGGCCGGACGTTCAAGGCCACTGCCCACGGCAATGCCCAGCAGAAGCACGCCCAGTGGGAAATGCAGCATGTCCACATCGGCAAGACGCTGACCTACCAGTACTTCGGCCACAGCAAGGACGGTATCCCGCTGCTGCCGGTGGCCCTGCGCTGGAGGGAAGACGTATGAGGTACGAGACCAAGCGGGCGCTGCGAGGCCTGGTAGACGAAACCATCGGCAGCGTCTGCAAGCTCATCCTGCTGATCTGCGTCGGCGGCTTCTTTGGCTTCGGGGCGACCCTCGGCTTCTTCTTCGCCCTTCCATTTGTGCAGGCGTTGCTGTGACCCGCCGCGCCCTCCGCCACTTCGCCGTCACCCTCCTCGCCGCGCAAGCGGCGGGGTGGGCTCTTAGTGCCGTAATTACAGGAAGCCTGTTATGACGACCTTCACCCTCTTCACCGATCCACACCTCGGCACCCGCCGGGCAGCGCACACCACCCGCGAGTCCTCCAAGCGCCTGACCCTCGCCTTGTTCAAGCAGGCATGGGACATCATCGAGGACGCGGAAAAGCCGATCTGCCTGGGCGACCTGTTCGACCGGGCCTTCAACGACGAATCTATCCTGGTCCAGGGTTACGAGATCGCCAGCAACTGCATGTGGACGCTGGCCGGCAACCACGACGAGACCAACCGGGCGGACACAGTGACCAGCCTCCGCGCGCTCCAGGAAATGGGCTGCGCGATCATCTCCTCGCCCAGCTTGTCGGAGCCCTACTTCGGCAACTTCGAACCGCTCTACTTCGTCCCGCACCACGCCAGCCAGCAGCTGTTCGAGCAGGCGATGCTGGCCGCGGCAGAGCATGCGGCCCGCGAGCGCGCCGGCCAGGCCAGCGTCCTGATGCTGCACTGCAACTACGACCAGCCGTTCGCTACCGAGGACGACACCCTCAACCTGTCGCCGGCGGTAGCCAACCTGATGTTGGAGTCGTTCGACTACATCTTCCTCGGCCACGAGCACAAGCCGTCCACCCACTTCGACGGCCGCGTGGTGATCCTGGGCAACACTCACCCCACCAGCTTCGCCGACATCAGCGACAAGTTCTCCTACCAGCTGGAGATCACCGACTACGAGATCAACCTGCGCAAGGACCGCATCTGGTCCAAGGACGAGCGCTTCGCGTCAGTCATGTTCGGGCAGGAGCTGCCGGACCTGAGCGGCGTGCAGTTCATCGACGTGATTGGCGCGGCCGACGAGGCCGTCGCTGTCGCCGACTTCATGCAGTTGGTGTGGGAGAACGCCCCGGACGCATTGGCAGTTCGCAACAGCGTCTCGGTGGCCGGCGTGAACGTGGTCGACGACGAGGCGGAGAAGCCGGTTGTCGAGGATCTGCGCACCCGAATCAGCCGCGAGCTGGAAGGCACTGACCTGGCTGACCTATTCAGCGAACTGGCGAAGGAGGTGGCGGTATGAGTCATCAGTTTGAGATAGGAACCAAGGTCCTGATCACCACCGACTGTTTCTTCTTCGCGCCTGATGGAAGGCAATACCGAGCTGCCTACGGCACAGTCCACGGCGTCCACAGCGATGAGAAGACACTGGGCATTCGAACCAACGCACGATCGACCAATTGGTACGTGCAGGTCGGTGATCTGGTTATTGCCGGCTGCCAGGTCCACTACGCGGTTCGCACCGACAAGTGCCACCTCGGCTCAGCGATGGACTGGAAGGAGGAGAACGGCGAGGTCATTGAGTTCCGCCGCCCTGCGTGTATCTACGACGCCGACGGGGGTCAGCCATGAAACCAGCAATCCACAAACCAACTGGAATGGGCACCACGCTCGAGCAGCTGCTCCGCATTGAAGCTGAGTACGCCCCACGCCTCTGCCTCAAGACCCTGCGTCTCAGGCTCTCCATTCGCCAAGCGATCAAGGAACTCACCGTATGAAGCTCGAAATCATCCGCGGCCCGGCGATGTCCGGGAAGACAACAAAACTGCGCAAGATCCTGCGGAACGCGGGCGACAAAGGTGCATCGATCATGGCTGGCGAGTGGAGCCTGTACGGGCTTGAGCGCTCGGTTGAGCGCATCGCCAGCGGCTCGCTGGTCACCACCATCACCATCGACGACTGCAGCGCCGACCAGCTGACGATGCTGGAAAAGGTTTGCAAGGCCAGCCGCTGGCCGGGTGTGACGATCTATGCGGTGGAGGCAGCCTGATGACTCTTGGTTACATCGAAATCGTTCTGATGTCGGGGTTCGGACTGTTTTTCCAGGAGGAGATCTGCCCGGAATGGGACAAAACGCTGAATTCCCTCTTAGACACGCACAGCGAAACCGCCAAGTTATCTAGCCACACCGTACAACTGGGGAATGCGGACGTGTGGGCAAGCAACTACCCCTACTCGTTCGGGCACCTCTACAAAGTCTACAAGGGCGACCGATGGGAGATGGCCGAGGAGCGACGGCCGCGCATCAGGACCATGGTCAGGTTTCGAGAACTTGTGCTTCGACTGAAGGCTGAGAGAGACGCCCACGAGCGCCGCCAGTACCTGAAAACTCTTGAAGACCTCACAGGGGCGGCCAAATGAACTTCTCACACAACTCCCATCTGGTCGCGTCACCTATCTGGTTCATCGCCGCTGAACTGACCAAGAACAACGGCGATTGGACCTCAGTGGTCTGCCTGATGCTCTTCGCCATGTCCAGCGTCGCAGCATTACTTGGCTTATTTCCAAGGAATTCACGATGAAACTGATCAAGCTCGTTACCACCAACTTCAAGCGCCTGGGCACCTTCACCGCCAACTTCACCGACGGCCTGAACGTGATCTGTGGCGAGAACGCCCGCGGCAAGTCGACCCTGATCCAGGCTATCGAGGCCGCACTGTTCGGCGTGACCGTCGTGCCTGGCAAGAAAGAGCACATCCCGACCTGGGGGCAGACGACGTTCGGGTTGGAGCTGCATTTCGAGGTCGACAACGCCCGTTACATCCTGACCCGCAGCAAGTCGACGGCCAAGTTGGTCGAGCGTGCCAGCGGCGGGGACGCCCTCGTCGCCAACGGCAACACCCCGGTGACCGCCTACGTCGAAGAGCTGCTCGGCCTCACTGCCAAGGACTTCGCACTGTTCCTGAACTCGAAGCAGCATCAGACCTCCGGCCTGCTGTCCTTCGGCACGACCGCACTGAACCAGAAGGTCGAAGAGTTCGCTGGCATCGCGCTGATCGACAGCATCATGACCCGCGCCCGGGCCATGGCGACCGCTGAGAAAGCTGCAGCCGACGCTTGCAGCGTGTCAGCCGAGGAGCTGAACCACGCGCGAATAGTGCTTGAAGCCGCCTCGTTCAGTGCGCAAGAAGCCACCTCTGCCCGTTACGTGGCCGATACCGACCTCGACAACTTCCCGCCGCTGGCCGCTACGCCGCCCGCTGTGAGCTCTTCTGCCCTCCAGGCGACCCAACGTATTGCCCAGCGTGCGGCAAGCGCCCTGCGCGAAGCTGAGGCCGCTCTGGAGCACAAGCGTGAGGCCGTCGTCACGGCTGAGCAGGCGCTGGCAGAGTGCGGTGAGCTGGTCGACATCGACAGCGTCACCGCAGCCTCCGCTGAGAAAGGCGCCGTGCTTCGCCAGAAGCGTGCCCGTCTGGCTGACGTGAAGGAACAGCTGGCCAGCGCAATCCGCGCCGAGGCTGAGCACGAGCAGGCTCAGACGGAGCTGGCGGCGATTGAGCCGGTGCCTGCCGAGGAGTTTGAGCGCGCCGAGAAAACCCATGTTCACTATGCCGACGAGGCCACTCGCCACCGCGAGCTGATCGCAGTCGACAAGTCCAAGCTGGCTGCGCTGCGCAAGCTCGAGAAGGACGCCACCTGCCCGACCTGCGGCACGGCGCTGGCCGAGCATGACCCTGAACAGCTGGCCGAGGAAATCGCCACGCTCGAGAAGCAGATCTCCGACCTGGGTGTGGGCCTTTCGCTGGCCACCGCCGGCGAGGCCGAAGGGACCAAGCAGCTGGCCACCATGCGAAAGCGCATTGATCAGCGTTCGGCCAAGCAGACCGAGGTCGAGAAGTGGGCCGCCAAGCTGGTCGACGCCAGTGTGGTCAACGACCTGCGCGGCGAGGCGAGCAGCCTGGAGTCGGTGATCGAAGAACTGCAGGGCGAGGTCGCCGCCCTCAAAGCCAAGGCTGATGCAGGCGCAGAGGCAAACGAGCGGCGCGCTGCGGCGGAACGCCGGCTGAACCAGGCCCACAAGAACGTCGCCAACGCTGAAGACGCCGTGGTTGAAGCGCGCCAGGCGCTGGTGGCCGACGCCCCAACTGATGGGCAGATCGCTGCAGCTCGCGCAGCTGAGGACGCTTACGCCCAGGCCAAGGCTGAATGGGACCGCAGCTACCAGGCGGCGCAGCACGCTGTGGACATGGCGGTGCGTGACGATGCCATCGCAGCCAAGGCATTGAGGGAGGCCCAATGCCGCGTCGAGGCGATGGAAAGCACTCTGCAGAAGGTGAAGGGCCACGAGATCGCCGCAGACCGCGCTGGCCGGCTGGCCCGCTTCCTGGCTGATCGCCGGGTCCAGTACCTGCGCGACGTATGGGAAACCGTCATGGCCGTGGCTTCACGGCAGGTCAAGGCAGCGACCCGCGGCGAGATCACCCGCATTACCAACGAAGACGGCGACTTCTGCTACGAGGAGGACGGCGTGGTTGCGCCGGTCGCGTGTGCTTCCGGCGCTCAGAAAGCCTTCATCGGTTCAGCTGTTCGTATCGGCCTGGCCCGGGCGCTGTATGGCTCGGACAGCCTGCTGATCTTCGACGAGCCTACTGAATCCATGAGCGAGCACAACGCGACGGGACTGGCCGCGTCCTTGGCGGGAAGCGCCAAGCAGCTGTTGCTCATCACCCACCGCGAACAGGATCAAGCCCTGGCCGCGAACATCATTGAAGTTGGAGTTTGAACATGGGCAACATCCCCCTGAAGATCAAGAAACTGGACCCACAGGCCATGCTGCCGCGATACGGCACAGAGCATGCCGCCTGCTTTGACCTGCATGCCCTGCTGCCGGAAGGTGGGCAGCTGCTTCAGCCAGGCCATACCGCGTTGATCCGTACCGGCCTTTCATTCGAAATTCCTGTCTGCTGGACGATGGAGGTCTACTCCCGCAGTGGCCACGGATTCAAGAACGGTGTACGGCTGGCCAACTGCGTCGGGATCATCGACGCCGATTACCGCGGCGAAGTGATGGTCAAGCTGGTCAATGAAGGCACCGAGCCTCTGCCGATCCTGCACGGCGACCGCATCGCCCAAGCGAAATTGTCGCAGGTGCCGATGGTCGAGTTCTTCGAGGTCGAGGAGTTGAGCACTACGGTGCGGGGCGAAGGTGGCTTCGGGAGCACAGGCAAGTGATCTGCGAGATCTGTCGGGGCGGAGTTCATCTGAACCCCGCCAGCGAACTACCTCCGGTCAACTGCCCTTTGATCATCGAGGTCGAAGGTGAGCTCCTCCGTGCGGAGCGCACAGGGTTCGTCGAGCAGCGTGACAGGCAGATGGAGTACCAGCTACAGTCCGGCGAGAAGATTGTCGGGAGGTACCGATGGACGTATCCGTGAACTCACGAGCAATCCTTGACTACCAGAAAGCTGTGAAGGATGCCGAGTCCATTCTTAATCAGAAAATGTCAGAGGCATTCGCTGAGATACAAGACCGCTACGGGGTGACGCCAACAGTGGTCGAACTGTATGTGGTAGAGGCCAGGCCAGTGGGTAGCGTGTGCGCGCAAGGTGTGTACAACGGCTGCCGGCTCGAGTTTGGCAGTGAGTAGCTTACCTGGAGGTACAGATGGACGTATCCATGAGGTTCTCAGTCGTCAAAGGTTCTCAGTCGGCCCACTGTTGCTTCTATTGGACGGTGGTAGACACAGAACAGCCGGTCATCGACTCACCCGGCGAGTTTGCCCAGGTGTGTGAATGCTTCGAGGAAGCTGACGCCCGCCTTCTAGCGAACTTGCTGAACCTTAGTCTTCGTCCTTCGTCGGCGGAGGCTGCTGAGTAGCCCGCAACAAAACGGGGATGGTGTTCTTCGCCACGGAGAGCGCCACGGAGAGCACCACCTCGAATCCCTTCAAACCGGTGGCACCGATCAGCAGGACCACCGCGTCTCTATTCGCCCATTCTGGCGAGACAATCCCCCCAAACAGCATCCCCAGGTAGAACCCCACCACGGTGGTGGAGAAGAGCGTCAGCAGCGCGACCGGCTGTCCACCCTTCCTCGCCACCTGCCACAAACAGCCGACCAGGGCTGCAAATGCCCCGAGCGTGCCGAAGTAGAGGTAATCCTGAGCCTTATCGAACCACTCCGGCGGGATCTTCAATGGATGGTTCCTTACTCACAGGCGTCTTTGGTGATCAGATCCAGGACGAGCCAGTAAGCCGCACAGTTGCTGAGTACGAACATCTGGAAGACCCGAAGCGACAAGAAGGTTTTGCCGTACACCTCCAGCGCGTAGGCATTGGCTGCCATGAAGGTCAGCGTGCACACCGTCAGCAGTAGTAGAACGGCGGCCAGGCGGGTCTCTCTGCAGCGATCTTCCATTGATCTGACTCGACGCCAGGCTGAGTAGAGCTTGAACAGCAGCGCGCCATACAGGAGGAACGGCGCTGCGTTGACGAACAGGTTGGACCACTGCTCAGCGTTCATGCCGGGTACTCCTTGCGATCCAGCTCGAAGTGCGGGCCGTCAATGAACGCATCGCGGCCAATGGCGCGGCGGGATTGAACGTAGTTGCCAACGGCCTGCTTCGTGTCGTGCAGCAGGTTGAGCCGCTTGTCCCACACCCCGCCCCACACGATCGGCACGCCAAGCTCGACAGCTGCGTCCCTCATCGCTTCGGCGAGGGTGTAGTAGTGTTCCCAGTCCCAGGAGACTTGGCCGCCGACATAGGCGCCGAGGTCGACGGCGTGGCCAGTGATGTGCCGGCCGTCCAGTGTCTTCGACTTGCCCTGGGCGACCAGCTGTTTCTGCCGGGTCGCGCTCCGCAGGCCCTCCAGGACAGTGAAATCGATCTTCGACCTGCGGATGGCAAGTCTGACCACTTTCTGCAGGTCTGGGTGGACCTCGGACAGCCGCTGTTCGCTGCGGCTACTCAGGTTGAACATTCGGCGGAGTCTCTTCGGTTGGGGTTACGGCCCACGCCCGCCATCCGTTGTCACGCTCTTTGAGCATACGCAGGATGACCTTCAGATCAGCCAGGCCTTGCTCTGACAAAGCGGCTTTCGCGGCGGGGTCTGATGGGTGGATGAAACGAGGAAGTGAATCAGGCTGATAAGGCGCGGCGAGCCATTCAGGGGCCCGGCGCTCTACCTGGAGGGGGACCAGGACCTCGACGGGCCGGTCAACGTACTCGGTGGTCGTGCACCCAGAGAGAATCAGTGCGAGGAGAACAGCGACTCTAGCCACTTGTTCATCTCCTCCGGTGCGGTGCCTGCGGCACGGTCCTGTTGGATCTTGCGCGGAATTGCCTGCTGGACCGTAGCGGCTCTTGCGGTGGCTGCGGTTGCAGATGCCTCTGCGCTAATGCGGAGCAAGCTGACCGCTTCGTTCTGGCGGCTGATGCTGTTGCGCAGGTTGCTGTTTGCCGTCACAAGTTTGGTGTTTGCGGCTAAGGCCTGATCCCGCTCCCGCTCGGCATCGCCCTTCTGCATCCAGAAGTTCCAGCACAGAAGCGCGCAGATCACTGCGAGTGCGTAAGGTTTCCAGTCGAAAGACATGATGGGTACCGGCCTGAGTTGGGTGAATCCTAACCGCAGGCCGTATTTATGGGAACCCTTATTTACAGGTCTTCAGGTAAATGCTCGCGCGCCAGTTCGCCCAGGTACGCCAGCTGGCAGTGGCGCAGCTCGCCCACGCGGTCGCACCAGAACAGCGCATTAATCAGGCGCTCAGCCAGCCGCCAGCGGCGTTTCGCTGGCGTGCGCAGCTGAGCGCTGCGGTAGGCGCGGCTTGAGAGCGTTTCGTCGACGTAGCCCCAGAGCATGGCGTTGGCCAGCTGATCCAGGGCGATCAGCAGGGCCAGCCAGTACGGCCGGCGGCCATGGCGGGCCACGTAGGTGGTCAGGTCCAGCTTATTCATGGCTGGCCACCCATAGCCGCGCCTGCTCGGCGCCGGCCAGGTGCAGCGCCTCGGACAGTTCGGCGGCGGTCACGGCAACCGGCGTGTTGTCCGCCAGCACCCAGGTCACGGTGGCGCCCTCGCCGGCTTCCTGCAGGCCGAGGATGGCGCGGGCCATGCGGGCCTGGCTGATCTCGTCGCCGTCGAATACCCGGCCGCTAGCGGTGGCCACCTTGATGGCCGCGACCGCCTCGGCGCGCTGCGCCTTGAAGCGCTCCCGCGCGACTATAGCCGCCCGGTCGGCCTTGTCTTCGGCGGTGATCAGTTGCGAATAGTCGATATTCATTCGGGCAGTTCCTCGGGCGTGTCGGGCAACGGTTCCGGCTCGGCAGGCGGGTCGAACGGCAAGTCAATCTCACCATCGACCATCACCACCAGGGGCTTGGGGAAGGCCACGGCCTCGCTCGGGTTCGGCCCGTGCGGCAGGCGCAGGGTCAGGTGCAGATCGCCGTCAATGCGCGACACGGGGCCGACGATCCAATCCGAATCAATCGCCTCAGCCGGCAACGTAGCGCCCTCGGGCAGCGGGCCAAAGTCGAATGGCTCGCCGTTGAGGGTCAGCACGTTGCCGGTCAGGGTGGCGGTTAGGGTTTCGTCCAGGCGGACGGGGGAAAGGGTGATGTGCATGACTAGTACCAACGGCCGAAAGCAATGAATGACAGGGTCACTGCCGCTGGGAGAGGCTCCCGATATGCATAGGACGAGAACGTGATAGCCGTCTGCGTTTTATGCAGATACACACCGTTGTAGTTAAGCGCCCCGATTCCAGACTGATCGCCGGAGGGGTTTGTTTCGCTGGCGCTACAGACCCGATAGCTGGTGTTTGCAAAGCCCGCAGCCAGCGACACGACAATTTGTTGTGCTGTCGAAATAGCCTGCGGCTGGAGCGTTACGGAGCCTGTGCAAATCTGCGTCCCATCCGCAAACCGCGAGTACTCCCCATTAGCATTGCTGCCGCGCTCGATGATCGCGCCAGTGGGCACGCCGGCGGATTGGGAGACCGTGCCGAGGATGTTGCCGGTGTGGAATAGCTCTCGCCAACCGGACCATGTGCCAGCCGCCATGGCGCGGGTAGCAATGCGGCCGTCCCGGAAAAAATACACCTGCCTAACATCATCGGCGTCGTGAGTGGAGACCAGGCAACTAGCCGCCCCTGCGCTGTCGGACGCGGGGCGGTTTAGCGTAGACGTGTCACAGGTGAACAGCCCGGACGTCATCTGGCTATTCAGGTCAGCCGCTCGCGGGCCGGCGCCACCCACCCCAAACAACGCCATCGCCGACCGCACGAACGCCGTCGTCGCTATCGACGTGTCATTGTCGTCAGCAGCCGGCGTGGGCGCCTTCGGGTTGCCAGTGAATTCGGGCGAGGCCAAGTTGGCCTTTTGCAGATACAGCTCGGCAAAGTTGGCAATGGCCTTTTCGAACGCCGTGCGGGCGCTGTCGCCGCCGGCGCCGCTGCCGGTGGCGCCGAGGTTGATGATTTGTTGTGCCATGTGGCGTACCCTTATTTACAGGTTTACAGGTTAGCAGACGATGGAGAGATGGGCTACGTCGGTGCAATGAACAGCCGCGCGAACACCGCCGGCACGTTGCCTTTGTTGGTGAACACCGTGCCGCCTGGGCCTTGCTGGTAAAGCTCGGCGCCGTTCTCCACCTTGTTACCACCGCTCTGCAGGAACCCAAGCCCTACGCAATGAACAGCCGCGGGACGGACGCCTAAAGCCCCGAAACATCAGCGACCAGCAGAGTCATGGGCGCCGCGCCGTTGGGCGACCTGTTAAAGTTTCCCGTGCCGCCGGCAAAGCGCTGCTGGCCGGTCTGGATTGTCGAGGAGAAAAACGACCCGTCAGCCGCCAGGTGCATGCCGCGCACATGACGCCAGGTATCAGTCCACCAGCTGCCGCCGTCTGTTATCTGGGCGCTAGTCCAATACGCTCGGGTACTCCCCAGCGCAAAAGCATTGACCCCGCTGAACCCTGTAGCGGCCGATAGCGGCTTATAGATGCGCGTGCCATCGGCACTTTGGTAGCTGTCGCCCGCGACCTCCACGCGCCCTAGAACGCGCAAGAACGGCCGAGCGGAACTGAATTTAAGGGCGCCCGATTCTTCGTACATCTCCAGTCCGTCAGGCGCTGCGGCGAGAGTTGGCGGCCCAAACGACCAGTATTCAACCCATCCCGCTATCGGGCCGCCGCCATACCACCAGCTGCCGTTCCACTGGCCAGGGCTCGCCATCCGCAGCTTGCCGGCGATCTCCAGCAGGGGGTATTGGCTTCGATAGAAGTTGACCGTTCCGCCCGCCGCCATCGGCACAGCAACCCCGCCGGTCGGGCAGTGGATAGTCCCCTTGCCATAAAGGCAGAGGTTCGCAAAATCGCTGCCGGCGATCTTGTAACCGTCGTCCGTGAAGAACTCGAAACCGTTCATCTTATCCACACCATTAGGCGAGCATCGTTTGCAAATTCAGGCCAGGCGAAGCTATCGCCATACTCCCAAATAATTTGGGTTCCAGATTTACGCACCGTCAGAACCCGCTGGCCGCCTTGGAAAAAAACAAAATCCAAAGCGGCTGGGTCCAGCTCGGGGTAATCGCGCGAGCCAGGGACGCCTAACGCAATCGGGTTTACCACCTCGACAAGCCGGGCATATCGCTGCGTTCCGCTGAACATAAGCGTTTGATCTTGCGAAAGAATCTCAATCCCTGTCGGCATTTACCATGACCCCATGCGCATCAGCAGCGCGCCATTTGGATACCACATGCGTATTAGTCCTGGGCGCAGCTCAAGCCGCGCGCCACCTGCAACGGCGCCGTTGATTTCAAACGTCCCATCTTTGCCAAGTCTCCACCCCTGCTGCCCGGCCACGTAGTTGGTTGATTGCAGCGCCGTGGCAATCTTCGCCATGTCGATGGTGCCGTCACCGATCACCGCCGAGTTGATGAACACCTGTCCGCCCTGAATCACGAACGGCGTGGTGATCTGCCCGTTGGCCACGTTGATGACCGCGAACCGATCCGCCTGGAACAGAACCTGGCTTTGCATCCCCTGCGGCGTGTTCTCGATGCCCAGCCCCATGCCGGCGGCGTAGTACTGGCCGTTACTGGTAACGCCCAATTTCACCGAGTACATCGCCTGCAGCTTGCCATCCATGGTGGCCAGCGCTGTGCTGGTGGTCTGCACCGAGGCCGAGGCGCTGTCGGCCTTGGCTGAAAGCGTGTCGACGCGGGACGCCAGCGCACTGTCGGCCGTGGCGCGGGCCGTCTGCTCGGCGGTGATGGCCGCCGCGTTCTGGCCCACCTGGGCGACCACCGTGTCAATGCGCTGCCCCAGGGCCATGTCCTCGGATGCGCGGGCGGATTGCTCCGACCACACACCCGCCATTACTGAAGTCGCGCCGGCATTCCAGCTCATATCACCCGCCAGCGGCGGGTTGATCTGCGCGGAAATACCGTCGATGCGACTGGCCTGGCTGGCCAGCGAGCCCTCGGTGTTGGTCACGCGGGTATCAAGGGAGCTGATGGCACCGGCCTGAGCTGTGTTCACGCTCTCAGCGCTGGTCACCCGGTTGGTCAGCGAGGTGATCGACTGGCCTTGACTGGTCAGTGTGTTGCCTTGCTGCGTCACCGTGTTGCTCAGGCTGTTCAAGGCCTCGGCAGTGGCAGCGGCAGGAATGCGCGGGTCGGTGGTGTCATCCCAGGTCGTACCGTTCCAGCGGCTCTGCTTGTTGTTCTGCCCGGCCGTGGTGTTGATCCAGATATCGCCCGCCACAAGGTTCGCCGTGGGCGCCGTAGCCTGCCGATAGGTGCGGTTCTTCGTGCCGACGGTATTGCTCAGCGAGGTGATCGACTGGCTCTGGCTGGTAAGCGTGTTTTCGCTGCTGGTCACGCGCGTGTCGAGCGCTTGCAGCGCCGAGGCGTCGGCCTTGGTGGCCAGTCCCGACAGCGCATTGGCCGCCGCCGCCGCGGCATCCGCTGCCACCTTGTCGGTCACCGCCGCCCACGCCGAGCCGTTCCAGCGCTTGGGCGTGTTGGCGTTGTTGGTGGTGTCGATCCACAGGTTTTGTGCCTGCCGGTCAGCTGTGGCCGGCGCGGACGACTGGACAATTACCTTGCCTTTGCTGCCCGCCAGGGTCGCCGCATCCTGCGCCGCCTGTTGCGCCGCTGCAGCCTTGCCGTCCGCAGTGGTGACGCTGTTGGTCAGCGAGGTGATCGAAGAGCTGTTCGATGACACCGTGCTTTCAACGGTCGACACTCTCGTGGTCAACCCTGAAAGAGCCGCGGCCTGAGCGGCCTGTTGCGTCTCGGTATTGGTGATGCGACTTTCGGCGGCCGTAATGGCCTGGGCGTTCGCCGTATCACCTGCGGCGCGGGCCTGCTGCTCGGCCAGAAGCGCGGCGGTGGATGCCGCCGGCGACTCCTTGCCTACCGCAATCCAGTCGATTTCGAAAACATCGTCGACCGTGCTGGTCAGCCAGATATAAAACCGAGTGATAGTGCTATCAACCCAGTCCGTACCCCCGGTGGTAAGGGCAGCCATGTCCCACTCAACAATCGCCGACTGACCCACGGCCAGCCCTGGGTCCGCCACAATTTTGCGGTATCCGGAAACACTGCTGTGATTCGCCGTCGCGTAGGTGACATATCCAAGCCAGCCTGACCCTGCTCGGCGGGTGATCCGCATCCGCACCTTGGTGGCGGTCTTACCCTCAATCGCCAGGTTTGGCGGAGAATTCAGGTATGCCGAAGTGCCTGTTGCGGTAGCCGTTATCACGCCACCACCCACTGCCAATGTCAGGCGCGTAGCCGACCAGCCCTCAAGCCCCACATCGAAGCCGTAGTTGAGCACCGCATCGAACATGCCTGCTTGAGCTTGCAGGTTATCGACTCGCTGGGTCAGCGCGCTGTCGGCGTTTGCTCGCGCCGTCTGCTCGGCGGTGATCGCTGCGGCGTTGTTAGCAGCAGATGCAGTGACTGTATCAATGCGAGAAGACAGCGCCGAATCGGCGTTCGCCCGCGCCGTCTGCTCCGCGGTGATGGCCGCGGCATTGCCTGCCGCCGTGGCGGCAGTGGTGTCGATGCGCGAAGACAGCGCCGAGTCGGCGTCCGCCCGAGCGGTTGCTTCCTGCTGGATGGCTGCAGCGTTTCCGGCGGACGATGCGCTTACCGTGTCGATCCGCTGGCTTAGGTTCTCGTCTGCCGCCTGTCGCTCGGTTTTCTCGGTTGAGAGGGCCGTCGCTCGGGCCTGGGACTCGACCAAGATAGCTGCCGTCCGCGACTGTGCCTCTGCCACGAATCCGTCCTGCCTGGCCCTGGCCTCCGCCGCGTCTGCATTGGCGCGTGCTACGGCCTCGGCTTGAATAGCCGCGACCCGCGCGTCAGCCTCTGCCTTTACCCTGCCAGCCACCGTTTCTGGGTTTGTGGCAGGACCGTCGATCAGGTCGATCCGGTCAGTCAGATGCTGACCAAGTTCAGACTCGGTGATCTGCTTATTGATGAGCTTAAGGACAGCTGCCGGGTCGTTGGACGTCTTTGCCTGTACCGGGTACCACGTCGAAAGGCCGTAGGCGTTGGATCCACGGATGTAGTAATAGTACTGGGTGTCAGGGTCCAGTCCGACATCGACCAGGTCTGGTGCAGTTCCTAACAACACTGCGTTCGACTCAATCTGCTCGTGCGTTAGGACTACCGTAGACCGCCAGAACTCATAGGTGGCGCCGGGGTACGCGCCGTAGGGGCGCAGCGTGACACTGAAAGGACCGACCGTGACTTGAACGCCATCCGGTGCCACCGGCATCAGGAGGTTCGATATCTGGGTTGTGAGCGACGACCAGGGAGAAGATCGACCAGTGCTCGCCACAGCCTTCAAGCGGAACACCCACTGGCCGGCTGTTGCGTCCATCTCATCGAACGAAGTTCCAGCCCCGACATAGAGCGTTCTATAGCCTACGTCCCGCGGGCCTTGCGCTTCCAGCATGTACTCGGCCACCCGGACGTCTGTACTAGGCGGCCAGCTGATCGTGATCGCCTGGTGAGTGACCCCGCCCGCAAGGTATGTGTAGACCTTCGCCGTCATGTCGAGGACCGGCGCGACCGGGCCTGTTGGCAAGTAGCTGGTGGGGGTGTCTGGCAAAGCGAGATCCAGTTCAACCCGGCTGTACTTGGTCGGGTCGTGCTCGGTAGCTGTGATCTTGTACTCGAGCTTTTCAGCGTCCTCCGTCACAGCGGTGACACGGTACAGAGGCAGTTTCACCGAAAGGCTGGTCAGGACCCACACCGCCCCCCTCAGCGGGGCAACACTGAGCGGCTCGAGTAGCGTCACCGTGTCGCCAGAGAACGACAAGACCTCCTTACGCTCGATCGACCCGTTCGGCATGGTCACACTGAGGAACCAGGTGTCGATCGCAGTTTGCTCAGGCACCTTGTCCAGGGTCAGCGTGTTGGTACCGGCCTGCAAGACTCGGCCACCCATGCGGGCTCCCGCCTGGTCAGGGTCGGCAAGCTCGATGAAGTCGCCGGGGCGCAGGTCTGCGTGGTCCATCGAGGCGGCGTAATTGACCGTCTGTGTCTCGGCACGCTCCGAGTAGAGGATCCACTTTCCTAGGCGCCGGGCTTGTCCTCGTGAGGTACACCCCAGGGCCGTAACCTGCGTTTCTCGCCAGCCAAAGAGGTCGATGCTCTCCGGGTCCTCAACGAACTCTGGCTTCTGCCGGTAGTTGTCGGCAGGGTCGTTCCACATCACGATTGCCACGGAGTGGCGCTCGCGTAGAGAAGTCCCGCTGTACTCAAACTCACCGTTGATCACGTTCGCCGGCGTGACGAGCTTGACCGGGTCAGCCGGCATATCGCCTACAGCGACCAGACTATCTGAGCCCCAGTAGCACATCCCGCGGAATACAGACGCGAGATCAGCCAGCACGTTGATCGCGTCCTGGCGGTCGGCAAAGACCGTGTTGATCGTGAACCTTGGCTCCATGCCACCATAGCCGTCTGGAACCAGCTCATCGCAGTATCTGCCGATCTGGTAGAGCGACCACTTGTCGACGTTCTTGACGTCTGCGCCGATCACAGGGTCAGTCGCCAGATCGTAGAAGGCCCAGGCCGGGTTATCCGTCCATGCCTTTTTGAACAGGCCGTCCCACATCCCTGTGTAGGTGCGGGTCAGCGGGTCGTAGTTGCTCGGCACGTTGATGATGCTGAGCTTCATGTCATAGGCGCGGCTCGGCATGGACGAACCGAACAGTGCGGCGTCCAGCTCGATGCCTACCAGGGCGCTGTCCGGGTAGCTCAGCTTGGTGTCGACCACTTCGGTGAGTGTTGTCCAGGCCAGCTTGTCCGTGATCCGCGCGGTGTCGCTGTCCGGCGTAACCCGACGGACGCGGATATCGAACGGGGCGGTGCCACTCAGTGGGACTCGGTACGATCGCTGATAAGCGGAGTTCGTTTTCCCTGCGATCGTGTCGGTAACCCGTGTGAGCCAAGCACCGCCGCTGTGCCTGACGTCGACCGCGACCATCACCGAGCTGCCTTTGATGTCGCCGGTCTTGGCGTCCGTGCTTGTAAGCCCCTGCACCTGAACCGTGACAACTGCAGCGTCGATGTCAGGGTTGGACGTTGTCCGAATGATCGGAATCTCAGCGGTAACCTCTGAGGACACGCTGATGGTGTTCTCAACTGCCGGGAACCCTGGGATATAGTCCTGGTCTGGGTAGCCGTTGCGGGTGTGGACCGTGACGCCGTCGAAGTTGAAGGAACCGTCTGGATTCTGCAGCGGCGTATCGTCGAGGTAGATCGACTGCAGGCCGTTTACCAGTCCGTGAATAGGGCCGTGTGCAATCAGATCGAGGATCCGGCCCTTGGACACGCTGCGCAGCGTGTTTGGCGCTTCCTTGGGGGTACGCTGCTTAGAAGAGCCCCCGCCCCCTCCCGCTCCGTGGATAGTCAGGTCAGTCATCCACGTACTCCTCGGCAAACAGGCCGGCGCTCACGACGATGCTTCCGGTCAAGACCCTTCCGTATCCGCGCGGCACAGCCACATTCTGCTTCGAGGTGTTTACCGGGCCGTCGAAGAGGTATGAGCCCTTCTCCTCCCCGCGTTCACTCCCCTTCTCCACCCCCGGAATCTTCGTGGTCATCATGACGATGCCGCTCAGGGCCAGGCCTGCGCCGGCGGCGCCCACCATCAGGGCCGTACCGGCCGACCACACCATTGGGTTCCACCACGCTACGGCGATGATGATGATCCCCAGCACCACGTTCAGCGCACCGTTGTTGGCACCTTCGATGGCAGGGATGATGTGGATCTCGTTCTGCCGCCCAAGGGAGACCGTCAGACCGTCCTCGTCTACAGAGTCGCTCTCGTCAAGCGGGCCGCGGATGATGTGCCAAGAACCTTTCTTGATGGCCTCAGTGAACCCAGGCATCTGGACGCCCACGGCCCTCACAGCTTCTGCCGGACTGTCGACGTCCAGCTCGTACCCTGTGCCGAATTTTTCGCCAAGGAACCCGTGTAGGTAGACCTTTTTCAACCGACGTACCTCAGCCAGTGGGTGATGTACTTCTGGTAGCGGAATCGGGGTTCACGAACAGAGAGGCGGCTGTCGTCGACAGCTCGTGTGGAACAGATCTGGTGGAGAATCAGGTCGTCCTCTAGTAGGACTCCGCCATGGCACACGGTGTCGGTGTGGATTTGAGCCAGCCAGACGTCACCCGGCTTTGCCTCGCTCGCATCGATGCGCACGAACCCAGCCTTCGGGAAACCTTCAAGAAAGAGGTTCTGGTCTTTCTCCCACCACTCCCAGTCACGAGGGAACTCAGGCAGCTCTATGCCTTTGTCGATCTCGTAGTGATCCTTGATCAGCGAATAGCAGTCCGATATCCCGTGCCTGAATTTCCTGCCTACCAGCGGAGGTTTTGGGGCGCCTTTGCCCCACCAGGCGATGCGCGAGGAAGCGACACCGTCGGTGCTCAGCACTCCCCATGGCACAGCGGTGTTGATCTGGCTCTGCATGTCAGAGGCGGAAGGCGCCGCGTGCCCATCGGGGTGGCTATGGACTACCGCCAGTAGCCCTTCGGACATAGCTTTGCGGGAGTCAGCCTCGCTCACCGAGAAGAACTTTTCAGGGTTCTCGTGGGTGTTCTCGACCTGTCGGCATCCAGCCTTGGTGATGAGCCATACGCCCTCGAGCGGATATGCCTCAACGGCCTGGGCCAGAATCTGCTGCTCAAATTCTTCGAACACGGTCAGATCCTCGCCACGCCGGGATAGCCGTAGTAAGGCAACACTGCGTTGTCACCAAAGTGGCGTTTGCAGTCGCTGAGTCGCTTCCCGCACTTGGCCTGGGTCGGGTCTCCGGTAGCCTCGCCATTGACCTTGTACATAGCCTCGCCGGCGTAAGGGCAGGTAACACCCTCATAGTTCCACCGCCCGTTGGCCCAGTACCTGAACCGGTGAGAGCAGGAATCCCGCAGCACCTGGCGGTTAGGGATCATCCGCCCTTGCTGGTCCATCTTCGCGGAGAGCTCGAAGTGGATCTGTGTGCGGCGCTGGGAAACCTTTCGCTCGATGACGTAGTAGTCAGGCGGGAACATAGCGTCTGGGTTTGGGGAATCGCCGTCGTCGAGGTACTTGCGGTAGGTCCGGATTCGCACCACCGGACAGCCGACGAGGTCGTCGGAGCTTACGACCAGGCTCAAGAACACCAGGTCCTTGGCCGCCAGGCTGAGGCTTGGCCGAGGGATGGTTCCACTACTGGTGAACGAGAACCCCTCGGCCTTGATCGGCAGCGCCGTGTACTGATAGCCGTTGAACAGCGGTCCGCTACCGTCCACGACCGTGTTTGAAAAGCGCAGGATGCCGTCGCCGAATCGGCGTGCGTCCAGCTCGAACATCGTGACGATCGCGTCCTGCTCAAGCCTCTGTACGTCGGTTGCGATCAGATCGCTCATCTTCCACCGCCTGGATAGGTCCTTGAACCTTACCGCAAACCTGTATTTATGTAAATACAGGTTAGATGGGGTTGAAATCTTGCTTGAAGCTGGCCCTCAGTGCGTAATCGTTGTAGTCGCCGTAAGTCAGCGAAACTGAGGTGCAGATCACCTGAATTACGTTCCCACTAACGGGGTGTGTCCACAGGAACGCTTTCATGTTCTTGCGCACCCTGAGCCACTGGTAGGTCGACTCGGCAGTGGCTTCATCCAGCGAAGACCACGAAGGGCTCCAGGCGTCCCGCAGGTAGTTGATGCCGTCAGGCTGCCTTAGCATGTACCCATCGCCAAACTGAACCTGAGTGACCGACGCTTCGGGGTCTTCCTCGGTGAAACCCCAGTCTGGTGTACCAATATCCGGGAATATGTCCATCACCCTCTCCTCTGCTGCTTGACCCAGGTGTCGAGAACGCCGCCTGGCCTCATCTGGTCCTTCATCGTGGCGATGACCGACGTCTTCAGCGTCTCCCCAAGCTCTCGAGCCTTGGCTTCGTTGTCTTTCGTGCTACCGCCGCCAGAGTCACCGCTGGTCTGCACAGTGATATTCGGAGCCAGAGTGATGTTGAACTCCTGTCCGTTGCCCATCTTCTTGGCCGATTTCTCCCTGGAGGTGACGTTGGCCGGGCCGTGCACGATCTCAGGGCCGTATTCGCCGACGATGCCGTAGGAGTTGTAGGGGATGAAGCCGCCGTCATCGTAGGCGCCGGAGTAGGATGAGCCGCCGGTCTTCGCGCCGGACATTTCTGCGATCGCCAGTCCGCCTACGAGAGCCGCGGACGCATAGCCCTGTGCGGTGATCATCGAAGCGAGCGGGATACCCATCACCTTCATTGGGTCGCCGGGGATAGTCATCGCCTGGGCAGCGGCCAGGTGCGTGTACATCAGGATCTGGGCTATCGCCAGCGCCTTTTGAGCAACGAACGCCGCCTTCTGTGCTGCAGTTGCATCTTCACCGGCGCTGGCGAACATGCCGAGGATGTTCTCGGCGCTACCCAGCATGGAGATCATCGCCATCTGGCTCATCTGCTCGGCGTATTGAACCCGCTTAGCGTCCACGGCCATGCTCTGGTCGGCGAAGGTCTGATGCGCGCTGAGCAACGAAGCGTTCTTTTCCTGCTCGAGCTGTTTCAGCCGCTCAGCGTGCTCCGCCTGCTGGAGGAACTCAGCGTCCAGGGCCGCCTGTCTGGCCTCGAATTCACGGTTGATCCGATCAACGTCGTTCTCATACCCGGTGAACAGGTCTTCCTTACGCTTGCCGAACTGTGACAGCCCTTGGGCACGCTCGATTTCCGTCCCCATCCAGTCGGTGAACGGCGTCGACGACGCATCCCCCATCTGCAGGTTGGCTGTCGGCAGACCATTGGTGGCGCTTTCTACGGCCCGGGTTTTGATCGACTCCTTGATCCGCTTGTACTCAGCCAAGGAGACGTTGTTCTCCTTGAGCAGGCGGTTCAGTTCGGTCATGTCGTCCAGCGTTTCGGAGAACGGCGAGTCCAGGTAGGAATCGCGGAGTTTCTCTAGCGACTGGTAGTTGGCGTTCTGCTCGATGGCCAGCTCGTAGTGGGCCTTGCGCAGTTGCCAGATAGCCTTCGCTTTTTGCTCGGCAGTGATCTTGCCGTGCTTATGGAGCAGTTCTAGCTGCTTGGTCTTCTCGTTGACCTCGTCCATGGAGGCGCTGAGCGGGTCAGTCTGCTTTCGCAGGGCCTCGTAGCTGGACTGGGCTGTCTTCAGGTTACGCTCGAGTTCGGCTTCAGCTTCGGACTTGCGCGGTTTGGTGCCTGGCTTATTGATGCGATCTTGCAGGGAGTCTATGCGTTGGCGAAGTTCAAGTTCACGTTTGAGCCGCTCCGACTCGGCCACGGACGCCTCGGCGCCAAGCTGGCCGCCCTCCGCGATCAACTGGTTGTTGATCACCCGCATCAACATGATGTCTTCGAGATCCTGCTTCAGGACGTCGAGGTTCTCGGAGTCAGTGCGGTAGTAGTCTTCGAGCGCGCGGCGGGCGTCGGCAAGCGTCTGAGCCTCGGTATCGGCCTCGGCCTGCAATTCGGCTATTGTCTTGACCGCTTCTTCTCGTTGTTCTTTCAGGTAGTTATAGGTGTCCTGACCCGGCCGAGCAGAGTCCGTAGCGAGCGCAGCTTCGTCCTGCTTGGCCAGTTCACTGATTTCACGTTCAATCCGCAGCAGGTCGCCGCGGGCGGTTTCCAACTTTTGGGTAGCGCTGGCAGCTTTTTCCATCTGCCCTGCCAGCGCGTCCTGGTTCTGGCGAACAGCGTCGGCTGCCGCGATTTCTGCCAAGGAGACAGTGTTCTGCTTGACCTCTTTGATCGTTGTGTTGGTAGCTGCAGCGGCTTCTTGGGCGTTTCTCCAAGCGGCCTCAGCCTTCGCCAGTGCTTCAGAGTCCGCTGTGCTTACAGACCCAGCGGCAGCCCTGGCATCCAAGGTTGCTTTAGCGTCAAGGTATTGTTGATAGGTTTCAACAACCTTCTGAGCAGCTGCTATCTGCCTCTCTTGCTCCTTAACTGCATCTAGTGCAGTGGTTCCCATCTCGGACAGCTTCTTGTTCGTAGCATCGATGTGCTTTTCGAACTGGGTGATCTGGTAGGTGTTCGCCTCGACCATGGCCTGGAGCGAGTCGCGGGTGGCTTGATCGAGCCCAGCGCCCTTGGAGTTGAGGGTCGCTTGGATGGTCGCGTTGCGCTCGCGGAGCTGGTCGATACTCAGCCTGTCGGCCTTGACGTTCCCACGCAGGGCGTCCTTCTCTTTCTCAAGGGAGACCTTCTTCATCTCCTCCTTGAGCTGCTCGTAACTGGACTTGAGGTTATCCACCTCTGCACGCTGGTCGATGATGTCCTGGCGCGCGTCGGAGCCGAAGGCAGCCTTACCAGCCTCGTAGATACCCCATAGCAGTCCTACCCAGCCCAGCGCCTTGGAGAGTGCACCAACGGCCACGGAAAGGCCGCCCAGAGCCGTAGCGGCCCCTCTGACAGACGAGCCAACTGCGTCAAAACTAGCTGCCAGCGGGTTATTCACCGCGTGTTGCAGCCTCGCTGACGCGGTTGCCTTCAGTGCCGCTGCGTCGAACGCCTTAAAACTCAGGGTTGTGGAGGCTAACTTTCCTTTTAGAACCTCTATTACTGTGCCGACCTTGCTCAGGTCAGTACCAAGCGCTCCGACCAAGCTGCTGCCGACCGTGGCCGCTTTAAACGCTACAAAGCCCAGTGCAAGGTTACCGATGACCCGGGCAAGGCTCTCTGCTCGCTGAAGGATCATGTCGAGCTGGGAAATCGTGGATCCGTCAGCCAGGGTCTCGATCGGCTCAGTAAGCTGGACCAGCCACTGTGCGAGGCGCATCGACCCCTCGCGCATCCGCATCTCGTAGGCGTCGAAGGCCGTCAGCTGCACTTCCTGGAACGCCGAGACGACCTGGTTCCAGTCCTTGGATAGGGTGTCCTCGATCTTCTCGCGCATGCGCTCAGCAGCGCCGGCCACGTTGTCGAGCTGGTTGCGAAGGTGCACCAGGTTGTCCGCCTGGTCGACCAGCGCCGCCACTGGCGAGGTCGCATACACACCAACCAGGTCTTGGATCGCGCCGAGGCGCTCAGCGCCGGAGACGTTCGACAGCGCCTTGTTGAGTTGGGTAACGATGTCGACAAGGCCTCGGGTCTTGCCCTCGGCGTCCAGTACGGATATCCCGTACTGCTCCATCATCGCCGCGCCCTTCTTCGTCGGGTTCACCAGGCTGACGAACAGCCGGCGCAGCGCCGTACCGGAGCGGGACGACTTGATACCCGAGTTGGCCATCGCCTCGATAGCCGCTACGGTGTCGCGCATCGAGATGCCGGCGGTCTGCGCGGCCGGGCCGGCGTACGTCAGAGAGTTGGCCAGTTGCTCGATGGTTGTGTTCGAGTTGGTCACTGCCGTGGCCATCACGTCCACAACTTCAGTCAGTTCGCCGGCGGTCTTGCCGAACGTCATCATGACGTTGGTGGCAATGTCCGCTGACTGGCCCATGCCGATGTTGCCAATCATCGCCAGGTCCAGGGACGGGCGCAGAGCCAGCACCGCGTCGCCGGCGGATAGGCCCGCCATACCAAGTTCGCCGAGGCCTTCGGCCACCTGTGAAGCGGTATACGCAGTGCTCTGGCCAAGCGCGCGAACCTGCACTTCCATCGCCGCCATGCTGCCGTTGTCGGCCATCCACGCTGGACGTGAGGTGGACATGATCGCGTCGGCGCGGGCCATGGTTGCCGAGAACTCTGTACCTACGGTCACCGCGCTGCGCAGGCCGGCTGCGATTGCGTAGGTCGAGGAGGCCGCGACGATAGTGGCGCTGGTGTACATCCCGATGCTGGTATGCAGGCCGGCGAGGCCTGCCCGCATCATGGCCGCCGACTGCGAACCGGTGGCTTGAGCAACCGAAAGCCTCCGCTGGGCGTTTGTCAGGCCCAGCAGCTCCGCGGTGGTCATGGCCAGGAGGCGGTTGTAGCGTTCCTGCTCTGCGATCTGCCTGCGGGTCTGTGCAAGGTCGCGGCCGTACGTCCCGCTCAATAGGTCGCGTTGTACCTTCAAACGCTCGAGCTTGTCGATCTCCGACTGCTTGGCCCGGTTCAGCTCAAGCTGGGCCTTGCTCATGCCGTGGGCCGCGCGGGCCTCGTCCAGCAGGGAGTCAGTGGTGCGCTTGTTGGCCGCCCGCAGAGCTTCTGCCTTGGCGATGGCCTCGGCTTCCGCGCGGGTCATCCGGTGCAGGCCGTTGGCGGTTTCCTGAATGACCTGGTTCTGTGCCTTCAGCGCTGAGGACTGCCGGGCCAACTGGGCGTTCTGCTCTGCCTGGGCCTGGGTTAGCGCTGATATCGACTGGCGGGCCTTGTCGTCGCCGAGGATCTGCTTGCGCCGCTCAGCGATCTGCCGCTGCAGCAGGGTGATCTCTTGCTCCATACCGCCGTGCAGGCTGGCGTACTGGCGCTCCAGCTCGTTGAGTTTCTCCCTGCGGCGCTCGTCTTCTGTGATGGCCCGGCGATTCGCCGCCAGCCTGACGCCGGCGCTGGCCGCCGCCCTGCCTTCTGCTGTCTCCAGCTGGTGAATGGCGTGCTCGAGCTCGATAGCCTTGAGCTTCAGCGCCTCTTGCGAGTTCAGAATGCGCTGGTTGGTGGCCAGCTTCGCCTTCAAGCGCTGGTTGTACTGCCCCTCAGCGGTCAGGGCCGCCTGGATGGCTTTCACCAGGTACCGGTTCTGGTTGCTGAGTTCTGCCGTGATGTTGTTGGTGCGCTCTGCCCACTTGACGAAGCTGCTTTTCGCGCCGGTGTCCTTGAGCAGCCGCTCCAGCTCCTTCAGCTCGCCGTTATATGCGCGAGCGCGGGTGGTGAGCGTAAGGTTGTCGGCGGCCAGCTTGGTGAACAGACCTTGGGCGGTTTCCCTTGAGCGCTTGACGGCTGCGCCTGCCGCCTCTGCATCCACCCCAACCCGCTCCAACGCCTTCTCCAGTTTGTTGAAGTGTTGGTGCATCTCCTTCATCAGCTTGCCGGCGGCGCCGATTGGGGCCTTGGCAGACTGCTGAACCTTGTCCAACGATTCGCCCAGCCCGCGGGTCTTGGCCTGGAATTCCGCCAGTTGCCGAAGGGCTTCAGAAAAATCTACGTCGAACTTGTTGGACATACGTTACCTGCGAGGGGTAGGACGGGGCAGCTTTTTCGGCCTAGGCGCCTCCGGCGTGCGCTCTTTGGCTTTTGCGTAGTGGTCGTACAGAACGCCGTTGTCGGTCTCTTCCATCGTCCGGAAAAACAGCGGTCTAAGGTCTTGCTCCAAGTTCAGGACGTGGTCAGCGAACTGGGCCATCTCCTGGTACTGCAGCGGTTGGTACCCGTGCTCGGCGTGCTGCCGCCTCCTGTGCAGGCGAAAGAACGCATCTACCAGCCACATGACACCTGCCGGCGGATCCACGAAGTCCTCGAGGGCCGGGTGTTTTCTCCCGAACTTCTCCTCGAGGGCCTTCATTGCCTTCAGCCCTTTCGCGCCATGCGTGATCAGGAAGCGGCAGAATCCTTTACCGACTCAGCTGCCTCTGCCTCTGCCTTTTCGCGGAAGTTGCCGCGGTTCAGCGAGAAGTTCTCAACGAACTGCGCCAGGTCTCGGAATCGCGGATCGAGCAGGTATTCGTGGCCGACCTTCGGGGAGTACGCCAGGGGCTTGCCGCCTTTGGTTACGTTTTCCCAGTCCAGCAGCACGGTCTCGGCCAGAACCTTGGCGTTGATCTCGTTGGCAATGCGGTCGCTGTCGTCTGTGCCGGCAGTCAACTCATCCCACTGCTCAAGGGTCAGCTTGGCGCGTAGGGCGTTGGCCTTGTTCGTGTTGTGGCGCGCGATCTTGAGCCGGGCGCCCATGAAGGTTGCCCAGACGCCTTCTTCCGCGGCGGTTGGGTCTACAGCGAGGCTGTCGATATCCAGCATGTGATTTCCTTGGTCGTGCTTATGAAGATGGCCGTCATCCTACTGGATGGACGGCCATATTTACAGCTTTCTGTATTTACGGTTTGGCGACGTAGGTGATAGCCACGGCGCAGACACGCTGCACGCCACCGATCTCTACGGTGCCTTTCTCAGCCGTCAAGGTGAGCGAGGTCTTGTAGTCCTGGTTCTCGCCGTCAGCGCTGTTCGACGGGCTTTGCGCAACCAGGTTCGGCAGGAGGATATGGAACGTGCCCTCCGCCGTATCGACGGTCATTTCACCGGACAGACGCTTGTTCTTCATGTGCGCGTCCAGCATGGTCTGGTCGAAGAAGTAGATCTCGCCGGACAGCGCGACGCCTACCTTACCCATACCCACGCCGGCGGCGAACTCGAAGCCCAGGCCGGACTGCTCGCGGACGTTGTTCTGGATCTGCAGCGATGCGTCCGAGAACACAACCTCCAGGGCATTGCCCTCCGGATCCTTGAGGATCAGGTTCTTCAGGTTGTTGGAGCTGTCGGCGATCTCATAGTCAGCCGGTACCGCTTTCGCAGTTGCGATACTGCCGCCGAGGCCGTTGGCGCCTGCAGCCGCCTTGCCGTAATCGGCGAACATCGAAATGGTGTTCAGTGCCATGGTGATCAGCTCACCGTCCCCGAACTCCAGGGTGAAGTCGTTGACCATGGTGCCGTAGTAGCGCTCATGGAACAGCGTGTCGGCGGCATCCGGTCCGCTCTTGGCCGTCTTCTCCACCGCCATGAACTTCTTGATGTCGCCGTCGGTGATGAACACGCCTTTGGTGGTGTCCAGTTCATCCACCGGAGCCCACTCGTTCATCAGCCCAAGCGACAGCATGTCCTGGATGAACGGCGTGGCGCCGAACTCCATGGTGACCGCACCGGATGCGCTGCCTTTGGTGTTCTTGGAGTTGCTCTGGCGGCGATCGTTGGTGATCGCAGTGGAGGTTTTCGCCTCCTTGGCCATGTTGAACCCTTCGGTGGTGAAGGGGATGTAGTTGAACGTCTGGCCGGCGAACTCGGCGGCAGTGGTTCCGTCACCGATCGCGTATGCCAGCGAAACGGCGGAGGTATCGGTAAAGCTCTTGACTGGCATAGGGTTACCCTCTCGAGATGTCAAAATCAAAGTTGAGCACGCCGCTGTACGACGTGAAGCCCATCACCTTCGCCGTGCTCAACGGGGTGAAGGTACGAAACCGGATACCCCGGATCGTCTGTTCTGCGAACCAGTTGGAGACCTCCTCCAGCCGTCGCTTGTTTGGTATCTCCCGCATGCTGTCCTTGGTCAGCAGGCTGACCACCAACTCCCCCCAGCAACGGGTCGGAGAGACTGCACTGACGCCGGCCCGCTTGGTGTCGGCAAGCTCTGCCTCGAACAGAAAGAACTCTTCGTCCTGGTCGAACAGCGGGCCGGCCTGTAGGTCGCCAACGTCAGCGTCGTCGGTGAAACTGAACGCGAACCGGGTCCCTGGCGCGACCTGCTCAAACACGATCTCGCGGATGAAGGCGAGCGAATCAGTCATGGACTGCAGCATCAGAGCGGTACCTTTCTCGTGTTGCCGGCGATGATCCGGCGGGCCGCGGCGGCGAGGGTTCGATTCACCGCCTCTTTACCGGCTTCGTCGATGTTGGCGTTCGTGGAATAGCCCTCGTCCGCTCCGACCGCGTTGTAGAAGTAGAAGCGAAACTCAGGGCGGCGGCCTGAGACCAGGTCGTCCAGCACCTCTTTCAGCTCGCGTTCACGGACAAACCTCACCGTCGCTGGCAGATTCTTTCCGCCGTCCCGGCGGAACCCAACTGGGGGAATCGGAGCCCGACCACCTTTGGTGCCTCGCAAATCCCTTATGCGCCCGAGCCGTCGTTGCCACGGGCGGCTTTTGCTCTCCCCTGCAAGCATCCAGTGAGCAGCGGCGTTGGAGGAGTCGTGTTTGGTCGACCGTACCGCCATCTCCAACCCCTCCAGCAGAGCGGATCGGATGGCGCGGTTGAACAGCTGCCCTACGGCATCTGCCAGCTGGTTTGCCTGCCCTGAGAAGCGCTTATCGCCGGCCATCACTGACACCTCAGGATGTACTGGCGCTCGCCTGGCTGCGTGGAGACCTGGCGGATAATCCGGCGCTTGCCCTCAATCTCCAGCGACATGGTCGAAGGAACTGGGCGCATCCCGATGTGGGCCTTATCGATCACCACTTCGAAGTAGCTCTCAGAATCCTCCGCCCATAGCGCAAAATCGCGGTACTTGGTGAGCACGCCCGTGACGTTGAACGATGCAGTGGTCAGGTCCCACTGGTGGGTGGTCCGGTTGTAGACCTTCTCGCCGTCGACATGCAGCACAAAGTCGAGCCGATGGTCTGGCTCCTCATCCACGCGCAGGCCGGCAAGGCCGCTGTCCGGGAATGTGTCCACAACTCGGTAGCGCTTGCCGTGAAGTTCAAGGAAATCCCACTCCTCGCACTTGATGTGAGCTGGTAGGAAGGCGAAGAAGTTCTCCACCTTCACTTCATAGGTATCCGCTTCGTTGGCGCTTGTGCGGAACTCCAGGTCCACGAACGCCTTGGCCACCGGCTGCTCAACCAGCCAGCCTGGGTCGTTGGCTGGGCCTGCCGGGGACTTCCGGTAAATCGTGGCCAGTCCCGCACTTCCGTTCGGCTCGTCGGTCGCCAGGTGGCACACCGTCAGGTCAACGTACGGTTGGCCATCAAGCGCATCAGACCGCGTCTGGCCGAGCAGGTAGACCTGACCTGTGCCAGGGTGGCGGAACGTCCTGCTGGCTGGAAAGGCGGTGCCGAACTCGGTGTAGAGCATCCGCCGGCGCAGCGGCTTGTTGAAGTTCGATAGGAACCGGTCGGTCAGGTCGATACGGCCGATGAATCCAGGGACAAACGACTCAGTGGCTTCGTCCCAGACCTCCATGGGCTCAGTGATCTTCTTCGCTGCGATCTTGTTAAGAAACATCGCTGCGAGCCTCGGTAACTGGGTCACGCGCCGGCGCTACGCGGGAAACGAAGGTCAGCGAGCTGTCCACCGGCGCGACGCTCAACAGGTCCAGGAGTTTCTCCCGGTACTGCGAGGCCTTGGAAAGCATCGCCTTCTGGAGCCACAGGAAGCCCTCAGAATCCCCTCTCTGCCCTTCGTTGGAGCCGTCTGACGTCTTGGTGAGCACGAAAACAGGCGCGGTGACCGCCACCTGGGCCGCACAGAAATACTTGGAGAACAGCTTCAGCAAGCGATAACGCTTGGTGTCCTCCTCGCTGGCGGTGTCTGCAGAGCCTGCCGCGGACATCGCCTTCCAGTCGCCTGCCCAGTCGTCGAGATCGACAGCCAAGTCGTCCTCCAGGCCGTAGGAAGCCAGCACCTCGTCAGGCAGGTCTGCCTGAGAGACGGTGAGCACACCCCTGATCTGGTCGAACGTGGTCAAACTGAACAGGCTCATGGGTCACACTCGCTTCAGCAGCCGGGCTTTAATCTGGTTGGCCAGCCACCCGTCGTTCAGCAGGGCTTTCTCGGCCTTCGGGCCGATAGACAGGCCGGTCGAGTGTTGGTACAGGGTCGAGTGAGTCAGGTTGACGACCTTGACCAGAGCTAGGTCTTCGCCCTTCCCAGCTGCCTTGGCTTCTTCCTCGGCCTTTGCCGCTTCGGCTGCCTTGACTTCTTCCTCGGCCTTTGCCGCTTCGGCTGCCTTGGCTTCTTCCTCGGCCTTTGCCGCTTCGGCTGCCTTGGCTTCTTCCTCGGCCTTTGCCGCTTCGGCTGC